TTAGTCGGCTCCTGGGAGGATGCCGCGCTTTCGCAGCTCCTCCACAATCTGATCACTTAGCGCCTTGATCTCGCGGGCGGTGAGGTCGGGCGTCGTCACAACTGCGGCCACCGCGACAGCGTCCTGCACCTCGCTCCTAAGTCCCTCCACGGGTACGTGGGCGATCACGGTGTCATTGCCGTTCGCTTCGACAGGGATCGGCTCGCCGCCTTCTGCGATGGCAACGCAGCTTCCGACGGCCCAGCCGAGTGCGCCGTCGATCTTCCCGTAGTTGATTTCGCGGATCGGCTCGCCCCGCTCGAGCCGCTTCCAGGTGTCCTTGGAGATGCCGATCTCCGCGGCTGCTTTGTTGCGTGCGAGACCCAGCTCGAGGCGTCGCTGTGTGGCGACGCGTGCGAGGCGGTCGAGGTCACGGTCACGGTCCATGGGGGCATCTTGGCAGGACTGGCCGGGACCAGCCAGGACCGGGGGTAACAAGGGCCGGAAAGTGCACCCTAAGTAGCCGGATGAACTACAGCCCGTGTGCACCCCGTGGGTCGTCTGGAGCTAAGAAATGTCTAACTAGGGCTGGACGAGAGGGTCATCTAGGGCTAACTTAGAGGCCATGCAAGCCCCGACCACCTTCCGGGTGAGAGGGGTGGCCATCAACGAGCGCCGCATGCAGGCCGGCCTTTCGGTCGCGCAGCTCGCAGCGCTGGTGGGGGTCACCGCCAGCTACATCCGAAAGCTCGAAACCGGCGTCCGCGAGTGCATGGGGCCAGGTAGCTACACCCGCCTCCGTGCCGCGCTGAGCGCAACTGACGACGAGCTCCTCGCCCCCACCGAGGACCCAGCCATCGAGAAGGAGTGACATGCCCAGCGACAAGTACGAGAAGTACGGCAAGGGCGAGCCCCCCACGGATCCGAACGCCGAGTACATGACGATCCAGGAGACCGCCTACGTCCTCAAATGCAGCGTCAAGACGGTCACCCGCCTGCTCGACGAACTCGACCTCAAGAGCAAGCCCGGCAATCGAATCGTCACCGACAGCGCCACCCGTCGGGCTCTCTACGAGCACCGCATTGAGGGACCGAAGCGCCCCCGCCGCACCACCCGACGCCCGCGCAAGACAGCAGCGACCAAGGCGAGCAAGTCGTCAGCGGCCACGCGCGTTACGTCGGACCTGGCCACCGCCGCCTGAGTGCGGCTTGCGGCCGACGCCGGGGGCCTAGACCCGACGCCGGCCTCGGATCCAAACCCAGAACCCTGAAGAACAGGAGTGGACCCTTGTCCACATTCTTCCAGAACCCTGAACCCGACACGATCTTCGAGCAGATCACCTCCGGCCTCCGCCGGGTCTCCCCGTTCACGGCGATGTTCGACGCGGCGGAGGACACGCTGCTGGTCGACCGTCCGGAGGGTTTCACCCCGGAGGACATCGGCCGGCTGGCCTACGAGTCGCTGCCCGAGGCGGAGCGCGACGAGGCGATGGACCAGTTGTTCTACACGTACTGGTCGGCGCGGGAGAACGACCGCGAGGAGATGGCCCGCTACGAGCGGGAGCAGCAGACGCGCACCGAGCTGGCTGACCTCCTGGATGTGCTTGAGGCGCGCCGGGTGCTCGGCATCGAACCGTCGCCGGAGCTGAACGCGGACATCGCCCGCCTGGCCCGCACCCTCCTCGGGGGTGCCCGGTGACGAACTCCGAGCGCGTGACACCGGCCGAGCTGCTGCAGTTCCTCAGCGCCCACGCCAACAACCCGCCGTACATCCCCGAACGCGACGACGAGCCCGAGGCGCCCGCCCCGCTGTCGCCGGAACGCGAGCAGGAGATCCGCGAGACGGACCCCGGCGACTGGTACCGGGCCCCCTGGACAACCGCCTTCGTCAACGGCAACGGCGAGGCCGACGACCCCTCGTACTGGCGAGTGATCTCCGAAGGGGAAACGATCGCAACCCTGCCCGACTTCGCCGAGGGCCTGGCCCTGTTCATCGCTGATGCACGCGAGGCGGTGCCCGAGCTGCTCGCCGAACTGGGCCGGGTCCGGGCCGAGCGTGACCGGGCCGTCCGCGCCTTCGAGACGTTGGCGGAGAAGCACGACAAGGTCAAGAGCGAGCGCGACGAGCTGGAGAAGCGCGTCGTCGACGCCCGCATGGCTGCCATCGAGGACGTGGCCAACTGGCTGGCCAGCATCGGCGACGAGGGCGCCGCCTACATCGTCCGCACCTGCGACATCCCCGAGGCAGGTGACCAGTGATGGCCACTCCGACGACTCCCCGCCGCCCGCTCGCCGACCTGGACGCGCCCACCGAGCAGGTGGCGGCTGGCCTGCCGCTGGTCGAGCTGCGGCACCTGCTGGACACGGCCGGCGCCTCCTTCGACCGCCTGGCCGCCGAGCACCCCGAGACGTGCTCCTGCGCCGACGACTACCCCGGCTGGACCCCTGGGAGGACCGCATGACCGAGTATCCCGAGATCGCCGAGCGGTTCGCCCGCGACACCGCCCAACACCAGATGATCGTGCTCCACGACGACGGGCTGTACCGGCACCTGCGGTTCGCGAACCCGGAGTACGGCAACTTCGGCGCCTTCGAGCTGATCACGTGGCCGTACAACCTCGTCGTCAAGACGGGCTGGACGTTCCACTTCGACATCGACGCGACCGAGGACATGTTCGACCTGTTCCGTCGCACCGCTCTGACGGGCGAGATCAACCCCGGCTACTGGTCGGAGAAGGTCCGGGCTGGCCGCGATGAGGTCGAGGGGTTCAACCCGGACCTCTTCGAACACCAAGTCAAGCAGTACGTCGTCGCCGCCATCCGCAACGGCGACGCCCCGCGCGGCATCGGCGCCGAGGTCACTCGGGACATCTTCGAGTGGGGCGACATCAACCACGAAGCTGGTGCCCGCAAGGAGCTGGAGGACTTCCGCTACGAGGACTGGACGTTCGGGGACACCACCGAATGGAAGTTCTACGACTTCACACCGGGCTTCCTGTGGTCCTGCTACGCGATCCGCCACGGCATCGACCTGTGGGACGCCGCTCGCACGCCCGAGGCGGAGGTGGCCGCGTGAACGCCGAGCAGTTCAACGCCCGCTACCCGGTCGGGACCCCGGTCATGGCCTACCCCGGCGCCCGCCCGGAGAAGTTCCCCAACGAGAAGCGGCTCCAGACCCGCACCCGCTCCGTGGCGTGGACGCTGGGTCACGGCGAGCCCGTCGTCATGGTCGACGGCTACACGGGCGGCATCGCCCTCAGCCACGTGGACGTGATCGATGGGCCGGATGCCAGCGTGTACGAGACGCGTCTGCTGACCGAGAAGACTCTGTATGCGGTCGACAACTGGCTCGACAAGGCCGGGGTGTTCGCCAAGCAGTACACGCGGTACGTGGACGACAAGCTCACGACGGTCGGCCTGCGCATCGGTGAGAAGCCCGGCCACCTCGTCGCCTACTTCGGCGACACGATCGTCCGCCACACCGACGGCACCTACACCGTCCGCCGAGTCATCGAGCGGGGTGAGACGTCGTGAACCGCACCTACGTCCAGGGTGTCGCCGTGGTCCTCGGCGATGACCCGTCCGCGATAGCCGCCGCCTACGGGACCGACGGCGGCCGGGAGTACGGGCTGCTGCACATCGGCGACCGACTCACCCTCCACGTGTCACTCGCGTCCCCCGAAGCGATCGACGCGCTGGCCGCCGCTGCCGCCGAACTCGCCGACTGGATGCGGGCCCAGGACGCCCGCCCCGCACTCAAGGAGGTAGCAGCGTGAACCCCACGGGTCGCATCCGCCGCTCCTCGGCCGGGTCTCGCCGCCACCACGTGGCCTACCTGCCGTTCAAGATCCGCACACTGGTGCCGGACGTCGCGAGCATCCTGATCACCCCGCTGCCGGACGACGACACCATCCGCGACGTCACCGTCTACGACCGCGCTGGCCGGGCCCTCACCCTGCAGCCGGAGGTGCTGGCGCACCTGCTCGGGCTGCTGCAGACCGCCCACCCCGAAGCCGACTGGACGAGGGCACTCCGCTGGCAGGCCGACGGCAACCGCTTCGGACCCGCCGCCATCACGGCAGGTGTGGCATGAGCACCCCGCTGATCGCCATGCCCCCGGCGCTGCTGATCCTCCTCGTCGTCATCATCGCCGACCTCACGGACGCCCTCGACGGGGCCCGCGCGGCGGTGGTGGCCGAGCAGGAGTCGCACGCCGCCTACCGGCTCGCCAACCCGCCTCGGAAGGGGGTGGCGGCGTGGCCTTCGACCTGATCACCGCTCTGCAGGACCCCGAGTTCACCATCGCGGACCTGGAGGACATGCGAGACCGGGCCCTCGGCCGGCCGTATGTGAGTGAAGTCGGCCGGGCCATCGCTGAGGCGGCACAGGCCGAGATCGACCGCCGGACCGCCGAGTGAGCCGGCCACTGGCCCGCCTCACCACCCAATGCATCGCAGCCCTGGCCGTCTGCTGGGGCACCGCCGCAGGGCTCATCGCCCTCGGCCACCGAATCCAACACCCCAAGGGGGGACAGTGACTCTTCCGCACGATCCGTACTTCACCGCCGTCATCGACGCCCTCACCACCGCCGGCTTCAGCCCCGCCGATGCCTTCACCGACGACTCCGACACCCGCGGCACGTACCAATTTCTCCGCGCCGTCATCACCCTCGACCCCGACACCTCCGGCATCGACTCCAAGCGATGGCCGCATGGCCTGATCCTCATCTGGGAGTGGCACACCGGCATCGAGTCCGCCGACGGTGAACCCGAGCGCGGCCCGTCCTGGGAGTGGGCCCGGCTGGTCGACTCCCACGGCCAGTGCGGTGAGCGCGAGGCGCTCACGGCGGTGGGTTACGCCTCGCCGACCTACGTGGTGGAGAGCGTCCGCGCGCTCATCGAGCGCCGCAACCAGTCGACGCCTGCCGAGCAGTGGGAGCGCGCCGAGGAACTGAACGCGGCGTGCGAGACGTGGGCCGCCGCTGAGGCCCGGAAGGTGGGCGAGTGATGAGCGAGCGCAAGCACCTCGCCGTGCGCGGCTACACCAACGGCCGCCTGATCATCGCCTGCAAGTGCCGCAACTACCAGCCCATCAAGGGCACCGCCCGCGAGCAGGAGGACGCCCACCGCGCCCACCGCGTCGCGATGGGCGAGACCGTCAAGCCTCGCGTCCCGACCATGCGAGAGCGGCTGGAGATGGCCATCAGCCGCGCCGTCGAGCTGGAAAACGAGAACGCCCGGCTGACGGACGAGCTCGCCGAGCTGAAGGCCGCAGCCTGGGGACCCGACATGCAGGACCGCTACCGCAAGCGGGCCCTCCAGTGGGGTGCAGCGGAAACCCTCGTCGAGCGGGCCCGAGCCAAGGGCATCACCCAGATCGACACAGACGACATCGCAGACGCCCTCGGCCTCGACGAGGAGGACGCGTGATGCCTGACCTGCTCGTCCAGATCGACGGCCAGACCCTGCCGCTCACCAACTGCGTGTGGATCACCTGGGCCCCGTGTGGCTGCCCGTGTGGAGCCCTCACCGCTGGGTTCGGTGACGAAGCATTCGCCACCGAAGAGCAGGCGTGGCGGGAGATCTACCCGACCAAGCGAGAGCGCGACAGGCACCAGCGACAGGACTACCGCCTGGAGCTCATGAGCTGGGACCGCTACCGGGCCGACATCGACCTCGCCAAGCGGTGCCCCCACGTGAAGAAGGCCGCCTCGTGACCGGCCGCCACCGCGCCATCGACCGCGTCGCCCAGCTCGAAGCCGAGAATCACGAGCTCGTCTGCCAGACGATCCGGCTCGCTCGCGAGAACGACACCCTCCAGCGGCAGCTCGACACCACCGGAATCGCACTCACCGGCGCCTGGGCCGACCTCGAGACCGCGGTCGCCGAGATCCGCCGGCTCCAGCAGCAGCACATCGACGACACCGTCCGCATGGCCCGCCTCCGCCGGGACCTCCACAACGCACGGCCCCGCATCACCCGCGTCGACAGCACCGCCGAGCGGCCCACCGCGCCCGGCAGCATCCCGCTGCGCGCCGCCTGAGACGCCCGCGCCCCGCCGGAAGACACCGGCCGGCGGGGCCGGGACCAGACCAGGGACGCCCCGCCGAGGCGAATTCGGCGGGGGCCCACCACCCAGCATCCCAGAAAGGGAAACCGTGAAGGTCACCATCAACGCCCACCAGCTCGGCCGACTCATCGACAAGACCATCAGCCACATGGCCGACGACAGCATCGAACCGCTGCACGGCATCCGCCTCGACCTCGACAGCACCCACCTATACGCCATCGCCTCCGACCGCTACACCCTCGCCGTCGCCCGCTACGAGCTGCTCTACGCCGACAAGGGCGCCGAACCCTACGCCCGCACCATCCCCGGCGAGTACCTGCGCCCGCTCCGTGAGTGGATCAGCACCCAGATCGGCCACGCCAGCATCACCATCAGCACCGACGAGGACCGACTCGTCTTCGCCGCGCCACTCACCGAGTTCCGCATCGCCACCAAACCCGACATCAAGTACCCGGACTGGCGCGGCCTGCTCCGCACCATCGCCGAGCAAACAACCGAGGAAGCTCCGTTCCCCGCCCTCCACTCCGGCTTCCTCGCCCGATGGGCCGACACCGGCAGCACCATCCGCGTCCGCGTCACCGCCGACCAGAAGGCTGTCCTCGTGTTCGCCGAGGACTTCATCGGCGCCCAGATGCCCGCCCGCTACGCCGGCGTCGGGCCCGTCAAGGACGAGACCATCGACAGCGCCCGAGCTTTGTGGAAGGACGTCCTCCACGCCGGCACGAGCCGCGCCGACATGGTCACCGACATGCCCGACGCGGATCGAGACCGGTCCCGCTACGAGGCCACCACCGACGTCCGCGAAACCGGCGAGGACCTGCTCCACCAGGCACTGCGGTCCACCTGGCAGATGTACGGCGCCGACATGGACACAGAGGAGGGACGCGCCGCCTTCAACGCCTGGGTGTCCTCCGGTGTCCGCTCGTGGATGGCGTACCGCTTCCTCGACGCCCTCTACCAGGTCGACCCGCGGGCGGCCGAGGGCATCGTCGGTGAGACCGCCGACCAACTCGACTCCGGCGAGATCGGCGAATGGGCCTGGGACGAGGCGAAGAAGGCCGGTCACGACCCGCAGAAGTGGTACGACGACTACAAGGCCCACCTGGAGAAGCTGGCTGCCAAGCGGCAGGCACAGGAGCAGGTCGAGAAGTGGGAACGCCTCGCCATGGCGTTCAACGCCGCCACCCAGGCTGGGGTCAAGTTCCGGGTCGAGCCCAACCCGCACGTCCAGTGGGACGCCAACAACAACCGCTGGATCGCCGTCGAGGCCACCACCGCGGAGGCCGCCGCGTGACCCGCTTCCTCCTCGGCCTGCTCCTCGGCGGCTGCGGCTCCGCCATCACCTGGGCCGCCAGCCACAACACCGGCTGGACCATCGCCATCGGCGCCACCGTCGCCGTCCTCGTCTGGCTCGGCGAATACCTCCTCGACGACCTCACCTGAACGCACGGCCGCCCCGCCCGCCGCAAACAGGCGGGGTGGCCACAACCCAAGGAGAACATACGTGAAGCTCTTCGGCCCCGACCGTCAGCGTGTTGGCTACGCAGACCAGGAATGGTCCGTCTGGGTCTCCGGCATGGACGACATCCACGACAAGGACAGCCTCGCCGAAGCCCTGGAACTGGCCAACGAACTCAACGCCACCTTCGCCGACCTCCACACCCGCGACGGCAATGAGTTCTCACCCACTTGCTACGCCGTCGTCCTCCACCACGGCTACGCCTGGACCCAGGCCACCGAACACGCCCACCGCATCGACTGCGGCCACCCCGGCTGCGTCTCGTGCTACATCAACCGCGACGAGCCCCAGGCCGGTGCCGCATGAGCCCCATCACCTGCCCCTGCGGCAACACCAACGGCCCCTTCGTCCGCATCGACGGACGCCACCTCTGCGAAAACTGCGCCGACAAGCAGCAGAAGGGCGGCAGCAAGTGACCGCCACGACCGAGGCGCCGGCCGTCACACCCGGGGTCTACGACATATCCGCCGAGCTGTACCACAGCGACCCCATACCCGGCGGCAGCCTCTCCTCCACCGGAGCCCGCACGCTGACCTCAAAGTGCCCGGCCGCGTTCAAGTACCAGCTCGACAACCCCGAGCCGTACAAGCAGGTCTTCGAGTTCGGCACCGCCGCACACAAGCTCGTCCTCGACGACGGCCCCGACCTGGTACTCGTCGACGCCGAACGCTGGGACACCAAGGCCGTGAAGGCGGAAGTCGCGGCGATACGCGCCGAAGGGAAGATACCGCTCAAGCGGGCCGCCCTCGAGCAGGTCCACGCCATGGCCGCCGCCCTCCGCCAGCACCCCGAAGCCGCGGAACTCCTTGAACCCGGGTCCGGGGTGGCCGAACAGTCCCTCTTCTGGAACGACAACGGCATCTGGCGGCGGGCCCGCTTCGACTGGCTCAGCGACAACGGCCAGATCGTCGACTACAAGACCACCCGGTCCGCCAACCCCATCGACCTACCCAAGACCATTCACGACTGCGGCTACCACCAGCAGCAGGAGTGGTACCTCGACGGCGGCATCGCCCTCGACATCGTCGACCCTGAGCGGCCCCTCCAGTTCGTGTTCCAGGAGAAGGAACCGCCCTACCTGGTCACGGTCACCACTTGCGACGCGACCGCCCGTGGCATAGGTCGCCACCTCAACGACCGGGCCCTCTACACCTACGCCCACTGCCTCGAGACCGGCGAATGGCCCGGCTACCTCGAAGCACCTCTCAGGCCGCTCCCCGCCTGGGTCGAGCGCCAGTACGCCTAGGAGCAACCACATGAACCAGCAGCTTGGCCAGCCCGTTCGCGTCGGACGCCAGCAGCAGAACACCGACGAGTACGACGATGGCGCCTTCATCTTCCGCCCGGCCACCAAGGACAAGGCCAAGGCCCGCGTCGCCGTTCAGGGTGTGTCCGGCTCCGGCAAGACCTGGACCGGCCTGTCCATCGCCCACGGTCTCGCCGAGGGGCAGCGGTTCGCCGTCATCGACACCGAGCGCGGCGCCGCGTCCCTGTACGTCGGCATCAACGGCATCCAGTTCGACGTGCTGCAGATGCATCGCTACGACCCGCGCGACCTGGTCAAGGCCCTCGCTGCGGCGGCGCAGGCCGGATACCCGGCCGTGAAGATCGATTCCCTGTCGCACTTCTGGAAGGGCACCGACGGAACACTCGAGCAGGTCGACAAGGCCAAGTCTCGGTACGGCGGCAACTCCTTCGCAGGATGGAAGGAGGGCACCCCGATGCAGAACGACATGATCGACGCACTCCTCTCGTACCCCGGGCACGTCGTCGTCACCATGCGCTCCCACACCGAATGGGTCTTGCAGGAGAACGAGCGCGGCAAGAAGGAGCCCGTCGCCATGGGCATGCGGGCCGAGCAGCGTAAGGGCGTCGAGTACGAGTTCGGGCTCGTCTGCTCCATGGACATCAACAACACGCTCACCGTCGTCAAGTCCCGCTGCCCTGCCCTCCACAAGAAGGTCATCAAGGAGCCGAACGGCGCGATCGACATCGCCAAGCCGCTCCTCGACTGGCTCAACGACGGAGCCGAGACGGTCGACACCTCGGCCTGGATCGACGCCGCCACAGGCGACGATGCGACCCCGGACAGCCTCCTCGCCCTGTATCGCGAGGTCGAGTCCCACGGAGCCCTGGCCACCCCGTTCCTGCACCCCAAGACGGGCCAGCCGACCAGCCTCGGCGCCTTCATCAAGGAACGCGGCACCGCGCTGAAGAACGCCGCCTAACCGGCACTGGGGCCGCCCCTCATACCGCCATGCGACCTACGAGGAGTTAGACGACCGGTGTCCGACCACAACGATATCGACTCGCCAATCGCCGTCCTGTCCGAATCGATCAAGATCTGCAAGCAGTGCGGTGCAACCAAGCCCGAGACCGCCTTTCACAGCCGCGGTCCAGGCAAAGGCCGTAAGCCGGTCTGCGCCGAGTGCCGAAACAAGAGCCGGAAGAAGCGGCAGGAGACGCCTCAGCAGCGACTCGAGCGAAAGCTCTGGGAGGAATACAGGCTCACCCTCACCCAGTACTTGGCTCTCGCGGACGCGCAAGGCGGCGTGTGTGTCATCTGCAGAAGGGCGCCCAACGGAGGCACACGACTCTACGTCGATCACTGCCACACCACGGGAGTTGTTCGAGCCCTTCTCTGCAACCCCTGCAACTTGATGATCGGCGTCTACGAGAACCACCACCGGACAGCGACCGAGTACCTCGCCGTGTACGGGGCTGGCAATCCGCTGTTGATCACCCCCGGCACGCCATCCGCCCGGATCGACGAGCCCCCGTCCTAGTCCTACCCGAGCCGCCCGCACCCGTAATGCGGGCGGCCCACCCCTCCACGGAACCACACCCGGAAGGACACCCACCATGACCCGCCGCCTCACGCCCGCCGAGCGCCTCGCCGCCGTCGCCAAGGACCAGCTGCTCGACGACATCGTCCGCCAGTCCGAGTGGTCCCAGTTCCTCGTCGAGCAGGCCGTATTCGCGTTCTGCCTCGCCAACGGAACCGTCAGCGCCAACGACCTCCGGGAAGTCCTGCCCGAGCTGGGCCACGGCTTCATCGGCGCCGCCATCAACTCGATGCGGACCGCCCGCATCATCACCCACACCGGGCAGGTCGTCCCCTCGACCAGCGAGGCCACCCACGGCCACCGCCTGGCCGTCTGGCAGCTGACCGACAAAGGGCGGGCCATAGCCGCACAGCGGCGCGCACGGCCGGCGGAGACGGCCGCATGAGCCCCGCCCTGGCCCTCGCCCTCCACGCCGCCGCCTTCCTGGCCACCGGCTGGGCCGCCGCCCGGATCATCCGCCGGCACCACCGCCGCCAGGCAGCCGACCGCATCACCCGCGCACGAGCCCGCGCCCGCCTCCCCGAAGAGATGTTCCTCCTCGGCCGCGACCAGCTCGGACCCGACGACGACTGGGCCCACCAACTACTCCGCGACATCCGCCACCTGCCCACCACAAAGGGGGACCGATGACCACCGCCACCCACCCGCGAACGTGCCACTGCGAAAACTGCGACCGTCGCCGCCGCCGAGCCAAGAAGCAACGCGCACTCAACCGGCACCTCGGCATCCCCAACAGGCTGGACCCCACCCTCGCCCGCCACCACCTCGCAAAGCTGCGCCAGACCATGAGCTGGGTCCACATCGCCGAAGCCAGCGGATGCAGCGCCGCCCACCTCCGCAACATCGCCGCTGGCCGCATGTCGCAAATCAACCGCCAAACCCACGAAAAGATCATGGCGGTGCAGCCTGCGGAGCGGCGAGACAGCGGCTTCTACATCGACGCCACGGGGTCCGTCCGCCGCGTCCGAGCGCTCATGGCCATCGGTCACAGCCAGTACGCCATCGCCGAGGCAGCCAAAACAGCCACATGTCGCGTCTGGCGCCTCGCGCAAGGCCAGGCGACCATGCGCCAGAAACTCGCCGACAAGATCGAGCACGCGTACAAGCAGCTCGCCCACACCCCAGGCACCTCCACCCGCGCACGATCAATAGCCGCGGCCGGCGACTGGCGCGACCCCCTTTGGTGGGAAGACATGGGCGGCATCGACGACCCCCAGGCGCCCGAACACGACATCCCCACGCCCCGCCACATCGTCATCGGCGAGAACGCCCTCGAACTGGAAGCGCAGGGCTACAGCCGCCAGCACGCGGCCCAGCGGCTCGGCGTCAGCCTCAGCACCCTCGAGACCAACATCCGCCGCTACCGGCAGTCACTCCAGCAAGCCGCCTAGCCCGGCCGGCCCGCACGCCAGCCCCACACGACAAACGCCCCGCGGGACGCCACGGGGCCCAGCCGACCGACCAGGAGATCAACCCGTGCATATCGAACGCTTCACCAACGCCGAGTTCGACATCGAGGTCCTGCCTCGGGACACCTCGTTCATCGTCCTCGCATCAGGGCTGGCCAAGGGGCTCGGCTACCGCGACGCGCATCGGCTCGTCGAATCCCTCCCGCCCGCAGAGAAGGGGTACACGTTGGCGTGTACCCCTGGCGGTGACCAGCGGGTTTGGCACGTTACTGAGCCAGGCTTCTACCGCGTTATTGGCCAACGGCAGACGTCGAGGATCAAGGACGGCTTCGTCCGGGACCAGGTCGACCGGTTCCAACATTGGGTCTTCCACGACGTCCTCCCGTCGCTGCGCCAGCACGGCCACTACAGCCCGCCCGTGCCCGGCAACTTTCCCGAGCCCGATGTCCTCACCTGGGACACCGCCGCCGCACACCTGCGCCAGCGGTACGGAATGCCCATCGACGACGCCATCAAGCTCCGCGAGCGCCTCACCGACGCCGGAGTCCTCAGACTCACCGGAACGCCTCGCAAGGAGTACCGGGACCTGTTCTGGCCTGTCGGCCGACGCTTCGACATCCACGTGCACGCTCTGCCGATCCTCGCCGGCCGCGTCGCCCAAGAGCTCTACCGGCTCGCCGAGGCTCAATCCGGAGTGCAGACCGCACTCGAACTCGACGCCGTAGCCCGACGCGCGCTCGAAGACGGACGCCAGTAGCCGCACACGACAAAGCCCCGCCACACGGCGGGGCAAGGAGGGGAGGAAGCGATGACGTCAGGACGGGAACATCAGCCGGACCAGGTCCGTGCCGAGCGCCTCCTGCTGGGCGGGTGTGAGTTTTCGCGTGGCCGCCTCGAGCCGCTTCATGAACGCCCTGTCCTTCTCCGCCTGGTCGTAGAAGTCGGGCGTCACCAGGTAGGCGCGGCGTCGGCCGCGCACGGTGAGTGCGCTGACGAGGTCGTCTTCTCGTGCCTGCTCGATGAGCCGCGTGAGAAGCGGTCGCGCAATCGTCAGCGGCACCTCCTGCACGCCGTCCTCGGCGATCTCCGGTTCCTGGTCCGTGGCCATGGTGAGAGTGTAAGGCATTTTCACTCTGGCGCGAGTCACCAAAGTTGTAAGTTTGGTAAGCTTGGAAACGTCAAGGGCAAGGACCGTGCCCTGCTGAAGCCCCCGTGAGGGCTGCCCAGAAACAGCCCCGACCAGCAGAGACATCCCTCCCCGAGAAGAGACTCACGTGAGTAAAGAGGCCATGGACTGGGCTATGGAGTACGCCCCACCAATGCCGTCGCAGCTGGTCGCCACGCTGAGCGGACTCGCGCGGCACGCCGACAAGCACGGCCGCGGCGCCTTCCCGTCCGTGGCCCGACTCGCTGCCTACGCGTGCAAGGCGGAGCGCTCCGTTCAGCGCGACCTCAAGCAGCTTCGCGCCCTCGGATTCATCCGCCTCGGCGACCAAAGCAAGGCCGCCCACCTCCCCGAAGGCAAACGCCCCGACGTCTACGACCTGGCCATGGAACGCACTGTTCCAGGGGGCCGTGCCAGCGCAGATGAGGTGACGCGGGCGTCACGGGTGACGCTGGCGTCATCCCGTCGCAGGGGCGGCAAAAAAAAGACCAGCTCAGGCGAGCCCTCGGAGCTAGGGACCGGTGACGTCCACGTCACCCCTGACGCCCACGTCACCGGTGACGTCCACGTCGCGGATGGGGTGACGTCCACGTCACAGGAGGGGCGACGCCCACGTCACCCAAACCAAAAGACTGAACCTAAAGCTGAACCAAAAGACTCTTATGGCGCGCGCGAGCCGCAAGCCGACGACGAACGTGACTACCGCTGGCCCGCCTTCGGCGAGTTCTGGGTTTGCTACCCGCGCAGCAAGCAGATCGAGAAAGCCAAGCGCGCCTGGTGCGACGCACTCGACCGCGGCGCTGACCCCGACCTGATCGTCAAGGCCGCCAAGGCATACGCCCACGAACGCCACGGCCAAGACCCTCGGTACACGCCGTACCCCGCCCGCTGGCTCGACGACGGCCGCTACGAAGACCAGCCCGACCCCGAGCCGCGATCCAACAGCGGCCCCGACGCCGAGACCGCACCCCGCTACATGACCGAAGAGGAGAAGCAGCGTGCACTCCAGTTCTGACCTGCCCAGCCGCCGCGATGGCGTGCTCATCGAGCGGCAGGTCATCGCGCTCAACCGCTTCGACGACCGCATCCCCGTCATCTACCGCCAGCCCATCAACCTGCCCGAAGACGTCGCCAAGTGGATCGCAGGCTGGGGCGGGTCGAGCCTGTTCCTCACAGGCGCGATCGGTGTCGGCAAGACCTGCACCGCGTGGCAGACGTGCCGCCGCTGGCTCCAGGCCCAGTACGCCCCGGGCGAGCCGTGGCAGGGAACCCCGACCATCCAGACGTGGCGGTCGACGGCCCTGTTCGACGCACTCCGCCCTGACGCAGGGGAGGGCGAGGGCCGAACCCTGCTGCGGCAACTGCAGCGGTGCGACCTGCTGTTCATCGACGACCTGGCCGCAGCGCGCGCCTCCTCGTGGACGCAGGAGCGACTGTTCGAGCTGTTCGACGAGCGGTACATCAACCGACGCCCCGTGATCATCACCAGCGATGTGGTCCCCGCGAAACTCACGGAGGTCACCGGGCCGCGCGTCGCCTCCCGGCTCGCCGAAATGTGCCGCGGCAGCGTCGTCCTCCTCGAGGGCTACGACCGCCGCAAGGGAGTCGCCGCGTGACCACCGAAATCGACATGTGGGGCCCCGACCAGCCCTCCCCGACGCAGTCCATGCCCGCCGACCGCGAAGCCGAGCAGATCCTCGCAGCGTCGGTAATGGCCCGCACCCAACTCATCGACGACCTCGCCGCCAACGGCTTCGACCCCGCAGACATCAGCGACGAGCGCTACCGGTGGGTCTGGTACGCCGTCGAAGACCTCTCCAGCAACCTGGCCGCCGGAGAGATCCGCTGGGAAGCCGTCGCCCGCAAGCTCGCAGCCTGGCACGCCGAAGGCCGCATGGTCACCATGCCGCTCGACAGCGACCAACTCGCCGAGCTGTACAACCATGCGATGCCCGGCTCCGCCGACTACTGGGCCGAACGCGTCACCCGCGTCGCCATCGCGGCCCGCACCGCATCCCTCGGCGTCACTATGCGAGTCAAAGCCACCTCGCCGGCGTTCGACCCGGACTCGGATATTGCCGAGATGCAGGCCGAGATCGACAACCTGGTCCGGCCGACCGCCATCTCGCAGGCGTCCACGCTCGGCGAGCTACTTCCCGACGTGCTGAAGCGGGCCACCACCCCGCCCAGCAACGAGGATCGCATCCCCACCGGGTTCATCGATCTCGACCATCTGCTGTGCGGTGGCTTCGCACCCGGGCAGCTCGTGGTTGTCGCGGCACGTCCGGCAATCGGGAAGTCGACACTCGCCCACAACTTCGCCTATGCCGCGGCAGTCAAGAACAAGATCCCCACGTATTTTGCGTCGCTCGAGATGGGCAAGGAGGAACTCGCCGCGAGCATCATGTGCGCGGCCGTCACCATCCCGCTGCACCACTTGAAGCAGGGCATCGTCGATGACACCGTCATGGCCCGCGCCGCGTCCATGGCCCCCGAGTTGGCCCAGGCTCCACTGCAGCTCGACGACAACCCGCTCGTCACCCTGCCCGGTCTGCGCGCCGTCGTCCGCACCCTGGTCCGCGTGTTCGGCCTGCGCTACCTGATCGTCGACTACCTGCAGCTGATGCAAGCGCCGCGCGCTGAATCCCGCCAGGTCGCGGTGTCGCTGCTCTCCCGCGGGCTGAAGCTCCTCGCGAAGGAGTTCGGCATCACCGTCGTCATGCTCGCCCAGCTCAACCGCGGGCCCGAGCAGCGCACCGACAAGAAGCCGATGGTGTCCGACCTGCGGGAGTCCGGGTCGATCGAGCAGGACGCCGACATCGTGATCCTTCTGCACCGCGAGGACGCATACGACAAGGAATCCCCACGGGCAGGCGAGGCCGACCTGATCGTCGGCAAGCATCGGGGCGGGCCCACCGCGACGATCACCTGCGCCTTCCAAGGCCACTATGCACGTTTCGTAGACATGGCCGCCGACCTGTGACCGCCCAATTCGACGCCGCTGACATCGCGGCCATGCGTGCCGAGGGAAGTCTCGACGAATTCCTCCGCCTCCTCGTCGGCAAGACCGCGCCCCAGCCCAAACCGGCTGCCAAAGACGAGCCGCCCGCCTACCACATCGCCCGCCCCGGGGCCTGGCCCTGCGGCACCGCAGCAACCGGCCCCACACCCGGACCCTGCTGCCCCGACTGCCAGCAGAAGGGAGACCAGTCGTGACGCTCACCGACTCCTGCCCGTCGTGCCTCCGCCGCGGCATAGCCCCCGCCGCCACCCGCTGGCGCAGCAACCGCATCGTCCACGGCTACCGATGCCCCCGCTGCGGCGCTACCTGGACCACCACCCGGGACCTGACCGCCTACTCCGACCTGCACACCCGCCGCACCCAGCAGCCCAACAGGAAGGCCGCCTGATGTACCGACACGACAACGACGCGCTGACCGTCATGGACTGGTTCTGCGGAGCCGGCGGCAGCAGCCAGGGAGCCCACGCCGTCCCCGGACTCCGGGTAACCCGCGCCGCCAACCACTGGGAGCGGGCGATCGAATCCCACGCCGCGAACTTCCCGGAGACCGACCACTACCGCGGCGACATCCGCCAGGCCCCCGTGTGGGCGTGGCCCGTGACCGATCTCTTCTGGGCCTCCCCGGAGTGCACCAACTGGTCCGTGGCGAAGGGCAAGAAGCGGGACTTCATCAACGCCATGCAGGGCGACCTGCTGGACCTGTACGCGGAAATGGAACGCGAGAAGTTCGAGGCCGACGACGACGGCGGACCGTCCCTCGAGGAGGAGTCACGCGCCCTGATGGAGGAGGTGCCGCTGTACCTGCGCGGCGTCATAGAGCGCGGCGGCCTGGTCAAGGCCGGGGTGGTCGAGAATGTCGTCGACGTCCGCGCCTGGGACGAGTGGGACCGCTGGATCGGCGAGATCCACAAAATGGGCTACAAGACTCGGATCATCGCCCTCAACAGCATGCACGCCAACCCGCGCAGCGTGCACAAGGCGCCGCAGTCCCGCGACCGGCTGTACGTCGGGTACTGGCACGAGTCTCTGCGCCGCACGCCGGACTGGGACAAGTGGCTGCGGCCCCGCGCTTGGTGCGAGCCGTGCGGCGAGTGGGTGCAGGCCGTGCAGTCGTGGAAGCGTCCCGGTGTCGACATGGGCCGGTACCGCCAGCAGTACGTGTACCGGTGCCCTCGCACCGCGTGCCGGAACAGCGTGGTGGAGCCGGAGGCGCTGCCCGCGCTGGCGGCGATCGACTGGTCGATCCCGGGCCAGCGGATCGGTGACCGGGCCAAGCCGCTGGCGGCGAAGACCCTGGCTCGCATCCAGGCCGGGCTGGAGAAGTTCGCCCGCCCGGTGCCGATGATGGTCCCCGCTGGCGGCACCTGGCGGAACGAGGCGGCCAGCGTCCTCGACCCGATGCCGACCCGGACCACGCGCGAGAACGACGGCCTGGCCGTGCCGCCGCTTCTCATCCCTGTCGAAGGACGGGACGGCAAGGAAGCGAACTCCGCGAATCTCCCGCTCCGCACCCAGACCGCGCGTAACGAAACGGGCCTCGCGTGGCTGCCGTTCATTGCCGAGCTCCGCGGTGGCGGCAGCGTCGCCCGCTCGGTTTCGGAGGCTCTGGCCACCGTCACCGCTTCCGGCAACCACCACGGCCTCGTCACCCCGAACATCCCCGGGTTTGTTATGCGGAACAACGGCTCCAAGGGCGATGGCGGGGAGCACTGCACGCCGGCTAGCGAGCCGTTCCGGACGATGACCACCACTGGGCACCAGTCCCTGATCACCTGGGAGCACCTGCTCGTCCCGTACTACGGCAATGGGACTGCCCGCCCGGTGAGCGAGCCGATCGGTGCGCTGACGACCCGCGACCGGTACGCCCTGGTGCACGGCGAGCCAGCCATTGAGGACGTGCTGTTCCGCATGCTGGAGCCGCACGAGATCGGCCGCGCGATGTCGTTCGCGGACGACTACGTCGTCCTCGGGTCGAAGCGGGAGCGGGTGCGCCAGTACGGCAACGCCGTGACACCCAATGCCGCCGAGGTGCTGCTGTGTGCCCTCGTCGAGTGCATCACCGGCGAGGAGATCAGCCGGTACGCCGAGCCTGCCCCGGAACTGGGGGTGGCCGCGTGACTGCCGACGCCTACCTCGTCATCCTCTGCGACCGCGCTGGCTGCGACACCGAGGGGCACTGGCCTGTGCGCTTCGAGCCGCACACGCACCGCGAGCTCCGCCGGCTGCTGAAGAAGCACCGCGGCTGGCGCCGGACCCGTGACGGGCGCGACCTGTGCCCCGACCACGCCGCTTGACGCACGACGGGCCGCCTCCGGGGCTATCGGAGGCGGCCACCCACCAATCCCACCACATGAGGAGGCCACCGTGTTCGCCCTGTCGCACGACCCGCAGTACGTGACCTTGGCCCGCAGCGACTACGAATGGCTGCTCGCCTGCTACTGGTCGCCTCTGACCGGCATGCGGGACGTCGCCGCGAACCTGATCACCGAGTGGGGCCACGACCCGGCCGACCACCCGGAGCTGCTCGACGACATGGAGATCGAGCTGTCCGGCGCCCTCATCGACACCGCGGCCGACCTGATGCGCGACCGCGGTCTGCCAGATCTCCGCGTCGCCCCCGCCGCCTGAACCCCCTGGTCACGGCGGCCAACACCGGCCGCCGTGACCGCCACCGATAAACAACGCACGCTGAATGACGGACGGAGAACCCGATGACCATCTACGTGGACGAGATCCGCGACTACACCCTGATCGCGAAGGCCCGGCGTCTGCGGCACACGCATTGGTCCCACCTCACCGCCGACACCGAGGAGGAACTGCACGAGTTCGCCAAGCGCCTGGGGCTGCGCCGCTCCTGGTTCCAGAAGAAGTCCGACCGTGACTACCGCTGGCACTACGACATCGTCCCGTCGAAGCGGGCCGCCGCCGTGCGCATGGGTGCGGTGGAGATCGACCGGCACGGTGTGGTGGCCCTAATGGACGCCCGCCGCGCCGCCGCCGGACTGGAGTCGGGCGACGCCGTGTTCCAGCGGGTGCTCGACAAGGCCGCCGCTGCCGGTGAGGTCAGCGAGGTTGGCCCCCGCTGCGGCAACAACCCGAACGTGAAGCTCTCCGAGGGCGATCGGACGGCCGTGGACGAGTTCATGGCGTACCTGCGTGAGCGCCGGGCGGGTGAGGCGTCGTGACCGACCAGTCTCCGGCTGCCCTGTTGCGGGCCGCCGCCGAGAAGGTACGCCAGTGGGCCACCGAGGCCACGTCTGACCCGTGGGCGCCAGGAGCAGCCACTACGTTCGGGCCCGAACTCGCCGCGTGGCTGGACAGTGCGGCCGTGGACGCCGAGCAGATCGGCGCGGACCCCCGGGCCATGGCTACGGCCCGCCGGATCCTCGGGGCCGAGTCGTGACCGGGCCGCACCTCAGCCCGAGGGAACAAATCGTCCTCCGTCGCTTCTCTGAAGGTGCCACCTGCTCACGCATCGCCCACGAGCTTGGGATCTCCGAAGTGTCCCTGCGGGTGTACTCCCACCGCATGCGGAAGGCCCTTGGGGCTCGCAGCATCGCCCATGCGGTTCTTCTGGGTTGCCGGGCGGGCCTGTTGGACGGCCAGCCGCAGCGGCACGGGGACCACGCGGGCTACACGGCGCACCTCCGCCGCGGCGAGGAGCCGTGCGAGCCGTGCCGACTGGGGGAGCGGGCGTACCGCAGCACCCAGCGGGCCGGGAACCGGGAGGTGGCGTGATGGCCACCTTCTCCAGCCGCACTGTTGTGAGCACTCGCCGCGAGTGGAGTGTTCCCGCCGCCGAGCCATGGGGTGCGTTCCTCGGCGACGTGCGTGCCGCCATCGCGGTGGCGAGCGTCGCGTACCGGGAGGTGCACCAGCTCCCCGAGGATGCGCCGCTGTTGGACGACGCGTTGCGCTTCAAGGTCGCCGACAACGAGATCGTCATCAGTTTCACCGTCGAGGAGGGGCAACAGTGATGGATGACCGCTACGTCCGCGCCCTGGATCGCGCGCACTCTCTGGCCGAGGAATGGTCCGGGGATCAGCGGCCGATTACCCGGGCTCAAGCCGCCGTGTTGCTGATGGAGGTGCTGCAACTCGACGGGTGGACGGTTGACGAGCCGCCGGTGTTGCGGGCCGTGCCGGACCCCGAGCCGCCCAGTGGCCGTCTGCGGGGCGTTCCGGGTGTCGAAGCTCCCGAGCCCCGTTCTTCCGTTCACAGGCCGTCAGGCGCCCGCTCAGGGCCCGTGGAGGGCGAGTCATGACGGCCCGGCTCGATACGGACACCCCGCCGCGCGGCTACAGCGGCCCCCAGGGCGCCCCGCAGCGCCCGGATGACGCCCAGGACCAGCCACCCGCCCAACGCGCCGCAGAGAGCCACGCAGGGCTTCCAGAGCAACTCACTCTGCCCGCCGAGCTCATCGCCGCCGTGCTCCTGCCCGTCCCAATCCCGTCCGCACGACGCCGCGGCCGGCGCGTCCACCACCTGCCCGACATCGCCAACTACCAGCCCGAGGAGACCCACTGATGACCGACACCCAGCCGACCGAACCCGCGCTGACCGACCCCTACGCCGAATCGCCCGACGCCGGAGACACCAGCGCCTGCAACTGCAACGGCGCGTGGCACGCCATGGAGCAGCACTGCGTCGACTGGCCGTGCCCCGGCTGTGCCCGCATCTGCCCGCCCGAGCCCGGCACCGCCTGACCGCCCCGTGCCCGGCCGCCGTCCCCGCGGCCGGGCCCCGACCCGCCGGAGACCACACCCATGACCGACCAGGCCGCCACTCACCGTTGCCGCAACTGCGATGGGGTCGACCCCGACAGCTGCCTCACCAACCCTGACCGACCGCCCATCACCCAGCCTCCGTACCGCGTCCTGCTGGCCTGCATCGAGGACGAGCGGACCAAGGCCGAACACAACGCCCCGCTGTGCCGGACCGAGGAGGCGCGGTGGGTCAACGAGGGCATGGCCGCCGCCCACTTGGTTGACATCGGGCACGTGCTCGCCGTGTTCGAGGGGCCCGAGGCGGCAGCCGTGTACATGCGGGGCGAGGCTGGCGCTCGTGACTCCAACCTCACACCCGGCTTCGTCAACCCGCCCGGCTCGACGGCCGAGCAGCTGCCCGCCGACGTCCTGGCCCTGATCGACCCGCCGCCGTACCTGTCCACCGCATGTGAGACAGCGCAGCTCCTCGAGCAGGCCGTGGCCGAGCACCCCGACAGGCAGGCCGGGCTGCGGGAGTGGGCGCGGCGGATGCACGCCAGGTGCCGGAAGAACCAGAAGTTCACCGGGAAGCTCTGCACCTGCGGCCACCACCAGGCCGGCTGACCCCCGGACGTGCGTGTGCCGCACACCGGGGGAGGGTGTGCGGCACAGGGCAGGTCAAGCGTCCGGCTGGGCGGTGCGGCGGAGGCGTTCGGCCCGCTCCTTGTAGCGCTCGTCGGGTTCGATGCCCGCTTCCCGGGCCATCTTCCGCACGTGGGCGGGTGTCCAGCCGGACGCCTTGGCCACCTCGGTAGGGCGGTGCTCCCCATTGCGGAGGGCGGCGAGGACGACCTCTTTCAGGTGGGTGCTGGACTTCTTGAGGCGTTCCTCGTCGCGCTTTCGGCGCGTACCGGCTGCCTCGATCTCTTCGAGGGTCGGCTGCTCGGGGGTCTCGTCGACTGTCATAGCAACAAGGTACCGCAACCGACTTGCGCTGACAGCCCTTCAGGAGTAGCTTTGAGGTATCGACAGCGATACATAGTATCGCTGATGAGGATCGATGAAGTGCCGCTAAGCCCCTGATGAGGCAGGCCGTAGGAGGAGAGATGTACAAGACCATGGACCACCGAGAGGTCACCTCGCACTCCAACACGTTGGAGGAGGCCATCAGGGGTGCGCGTAACGCGTGGTGGAACGGCAGCGATGACCGGTCGTTCTCGATCGTCAACGCGTCGGGCTCCACGGTGGCGTTCGTCCGCCGTGGACAGGTGACACGCGGCTGAACCACCAGCCCCCGGACGGTCAAACCGTGCGCGCGTCGTAGCGCACCGGGCGGCACCTCATCCCGCCCGGCCTTCGGGCCGGGCCCTCACCCGCCACCACCAACCGCACCGCAGGGGAGACCGCAATGGACCGCATCGTCATCGACCAAGCCAAGATTCAGATCGACGACTCGCTCAAGGTCAAGCCGGGCTCGGAGTTCCCCCGGCCGCTCGACTGGTGGCAGCGGATCGTCCCCTGCTGGCTCGACGCGTCCGAAGACGAACACGGCCACATCGTGATCACCCCCAACGGTCACCGCGCCGACGGGCACGTGTACGAACTGACCCCCGCCGTCATCCGTCGCGAGATGAAGGCCGCGATGCGGTTCCTCGGCGAGCGCCGGTTCCTCGACTTCACCGACGCCATCGTCACCGCCTGACATTCCTGCCCGGCCCCCGGTGGCCGGGCCCGCCCCCGAACCCGCCGCACCCCGATCCGCAGAGGAGACCGCAATGTCCACGAACTACTTCGCGTTCGGTGAATTCCCGGGCGGTGAGGCCGACGGTGAGGGACTGCACATCGGGCAGCACGCAGGGGGCTGGGAGTTCCTGTGGCGCGCCCACAACGACCACGGCCTGACCTGCACCGACACCTGGCTGAGGTTCCTGTCCCGTGAGGGCGTCACCATCGAGACCGAGTACGGGACCGTCGTGCCGCTGGCCGACTTCTGGAAGCAGGCCATCCTCCGCCCCGCCGAGGCGACCCCGCACATGAGCAGCCGGGCTACCGCCGTCGTGGAATGGCGGGACCGGCGCGGCTGCCCCTTCTATGACGGCGACTTCTGCTGACCCACCCAGCCCCGTCAGGCGGACGTAGCCGGTTCGAATCCGGCGCGGGGCACTCCAAACCACCAGCGACCTGCCGAGGAGTCGCCATGCTCAACCCGATGACCCGCTGGGAGCCCGGCACCAAAGTGCGCTACCACGGCTCTCTCGTCGAGCTGCACGGGGTGTACGCCGCGCACCCCTGCCGGTGCCTGCGGTGCACGGACACCCACAACCTGCCTGGCGTGCGCTTCGCCCTCCAGGACGCGGACGGCAACACCGCCGCCACCTGCGTCCGGCCCCGATCCATCACCGCCGTCTGACTGCTGCCGCTGACCGCCGCACCATCCCCCACCCGGGAGGCCCGTATGCCTGCACGCCCCTTCAAGCGCGGTGATTTCGTCCGCTACGACGGCAGCCGCGAACGGTGGCGCGGCAAGTGGTGGACCGTCGAAGCAGTCCACAACAGTCGCGGCATCCGCACCTACACGCTGGCCGCCCGCGGCATCGGCCGCCTGCGGAACGTCAAAGCCCAGCACGTGTCCCAGCCGGCTGTCGACTGAACCTCAATCCACTCCACCCAATCCAGCAGAGGAGCACCCATGAAGATCAACCGGTCATTGCTGCCGGAAGACCAGCCGATCACCGGAGACGAGTTCATCCGCATCCACAACATCGTCGACAACGCCACGCTGGCCCGCCTCGCCGCCGAGCACCACGACGATGCCGACCACGACGACTGCTTCCAACCCCACCGCACCGCCGACGGCTACGTCGACTGCGACGGGCGGCCCCTGTGACCACCCCACCAGAGCACACCGAGGTCGATCAAATGCATGCCGAGCTTGCTCGACTTCGGGGCCTGGAACACGGCCTGCGGGAAATCCTGCACCGGGTCGACGCCTCCCCGGTCGAGGCGACCCGTAGCGGGGGCGCGGTGTGGCGACTCACCGCCAACCTGGTCATGCTGCAGAAGGCCGGCCGCCCGCCTCTGTGGAACCGCTGGTCCGGCGACCCGCCCCCACCCATTGACAGCCTGCCGCCGCACCAGTGCCTAATCTCCGGCCTCGACGGGTGCAGCGACTGCGGACACCCCGAAGACGCCGTATGCCACGGGGGAGAGGCGACCGGCTGGTGAACAGGAGCAGCCAGTGACCAGGCGCCCGATGTCCGCCCTCCGGGCCCGTGCCGTCATCGAATCCGCAGCCCTCGTCAAAGCCCCTACCTGGTCCGAGGACCGGCACTGGCACGTCGTCGACGGCGACGGCAAGGTGCTCGTCGTGGTCGCCCCCTCCTACGGCGGCGTGTCCCAGTCGGGGCGAAACGGCTGGCAGTGGTGGCTCGCCGGCTCCGGGCCCTCCTCGGCAACCCGACCCGAGAAGACCTGCGAGCAGGCCGCCGTCGCCGGACTCGATGCCTGGGAACGCTGGGCCACCACCCGACCCTCCCCATGAGACTCTGAACCCCATGACCCCAGACGATCCCGCCCCGCTGCCTGGCTTCGACGAGCCGGCCGCGGGGCGCAGTCGTATCACCTGCCGCATGTGCGGGCGGCCGTTGCGAGGCAGGCAGGCCCGACTGTGGGGGCTCGGGGAGGACTGCCGGGGCAAACTCGCCCTCCGCGCTGCACCGAAGCCGCCCGAGCACGACATCGAACAAGAGACGCTCCCCGGGACCTGAGGGCCGCTCGCAGCACACTGGCACGTGACGGTATGCCTGGCTGGTCAGCCTCGGTAGCCGGCCGCGCCGCAGACCTTTGGCCTATGCCACCGGCAAAAGCAAAGCTAGCAAGGCTCTCGAATCCAAGCCGAACAGGGACCCCTACAGGCATTTTCGCGAGAGTTTCCCTACCTGGTTCCTGCAAGAAGGCGGTATCACTTCGCTACGGTGGTGGGCGTCACGACAGAAGCAAGCAGGCGGCAGTTAGGCGATCCACATGAGTGACGCGCCCTGGACCATCGAACGCATCAGCGCCGCACTGGGGGACCCCAACCTCGCGCAGCGGTTCCTCGGCGAGATCAACCGGGCGCCGGCTCATGAGCTGCTGTCCGTGTTCGCAAAGTGGCGGCAGATCGCCGAGGACACGGATGCGGCCCTCGAACAAGCAGACGAGGTCATCGCCTACGAAAGCCAAGGTGAAGAGCCTCCCGGCGAGTGGCTCGACGGAGATCAGCGGGTTCAGGAAGTAGCTGACCGAATCCGGGCACGCGGGGCCGCCTGACCTGGCACGCTGTACAGCGTGTATCTGCTTCGTTACCCGCCTCACGTAGAGGCCGTCTGGGACTCGCTTCCCGACGAGGCCAGGGTCGAATTCGACCGCGCCATCCTCGCCGTCTGCGAGGACCCCTTCGCCGAGACCACACCCCACGGTGGCGACGGCGACATCAAGCGGCTCCTCATCCTCAACCACACCAGGGCCGTGCTGGTCGTCTTCAAGCACCCCCTGCAGCGGGTACGCATCCTCGACCTCAAGCACCTCGGGTAGGCGCGCGCTAAAGCCCCCGGCCGTGCATCCGCGCCAGCCGGGGGCTTTCTGCTGCGCTCCGTCTCGCGTGTCCTGAGCCATCACCATCACATCAGCCAGGGTCTGCCCCACCACCGAGCACAGTTGCACGTGACAGGTTGCTTCGCCCCGCCACCTGCGTCCCGAGCCGGCTGCCCGGCACATCGCGCCAGCCAGATCTGCCCGGGCGCCCGCCCGGCCGCCCGGCCGGGCGCTAGGCTCAGAGACACACTGTTTGGTTACGGGATTCATGAATTCAGGGTCGAGGTCGAGGCTATGAGCAGCGAGAACTGGACGATCGACAGCATCGCCCACGCACTCCCCCACCCCGAACTGCGAGCTACCTTCCAGCGTGAGGTCTCCTTCACGGATGTCGGCAAGCTGCCCGCGATCTTCCGGCGGTGGGTGCAGTTCATCGAAGACTTCGAAGCCGACCGACCTCGTACCGAGGAACTGCTTTCCTACATTGAGCAGCACGGACGGCTACTGGACGACTACGATGAAGACACGCCCGAGAGCATCGCCGCGTTCGAGGACCTCAAAGCCCGTCTGAACGCCCACCGCGAAGGACATCACGCCGCGTGACCTGGAACTTCAGCCGCAGCCCCCACACCCTCGACATGATCGGCGGGCTGCCGCTTGAAGGCCAGATGGCACTCTTCGACCTCATCGACCGGCTCGAAGCCGATCCACTCGCGGGCACCGAGCCCTACGGGGAAGACGACGGCATGACCCGCCAAGCCGTCTTCGGCGGCTTCGGAATCATCGTGTTCTGGGCTAGCCAGGCGACGAAGCGCATCACGCCGCTACAGATCAACTGGGCGGCCCCGTAGGGCTGCTGCGGCCTCCCCATACGCGGAGGCACGCTGGGGCGCCGCCTGAGTCTCAGTCGCACTCACCACATCGGCCAGAACCTGGCGCGTCGCGCCGGCCCTGTGGGGGAGCCTTCTTTCCGGTGAATACCGCAACCGGCAAGGGGGGAATGCGTGTTCGGAACCAAAGCCGTGCACAAGGCCATCGACGAACTGAAGACCAGTGTCGGCGGCTTACGAGAAGCCCTCACCAACGCGATCAAGCAAGGGCTCGACGGCATCAAGGCCAGCATCGACGAGATCCGCAACGACACCCAGCGCACCAGCAACGCCGCCGAGACCCTCAGCGGCAGAATCGACAACCTTCACAGCGAGATCCAAGGACTCCGCGGCGACATCGAGCGGCTCCGCACCAGCGTCGAAGCCACCACACGGGCAGTCGCGGACGGCCGCAGCGACGAGCGCATCCTCGGGGAGATCGCCGACCTGCGCGCCGCCGTCGAAGGCTGCCGAGCAGACGCAGCGGAAGCCCGCCAGGCGGCGACCGAAGTCCCCCAAGCCGAGCAGCAGCAGGCACAGGCCGCCACCGGCGAGGCCGACACCGGCGACTTCGACAAGCTCCTTGACCTCGCTGCCGGCGTCGCCTACGCCGAAATCTCCTGCCACCGCGACACCTGGGACTTCCTCGTCGCCCAATCCAGCCGCGGCCAGCACTTCCGACTCCCCGGCATGGTCGAAGAGAAAGACTGCCTCATCGACGCCGACCTGTCCGGCCGAACCCTCATCGCCGTCCTCGATGCCCTCTGGCACACCCAGCGCAACCCCGATGTCGAACCGGGCACGCGGCGCCTCGCAGCCAAGGTGTACGGGCGCATCGGCGACGCCCTCGGCAAAGTAGAAGCCGACGGCAGCCCCGAACAGCACCGGGCCGGCGCCGAACAGCGCCAGCCCGACGTGACGCGCATCGTCATCGATGATCGACCCCCGGCCGAGGCCAGCAACTGACCCAGCCGAACGCGAACGCCCCCACCAATCTGCTGGGGGCGTTCCGCCGGGCTGAAGGGGGCTCTGGCCTACACATGCGCCAGGCTTGCTTGATAGAGCCGCTTGAGCGCCTGTACCTCCCCCTCGTCAGCGAACACCGCCTCCGGCGGAACCCACATGCGAACAGTCTCAGGTCCGATGCCCTCGCTTGAAGGCTCGCCGACAGCAAGCTGAGTCGACCAGCGGACCCAACTCGAGACCAACACCTCGATCCACACGGCGCCGTCTGGGCTCTCCTCCACCGTGGCGACCTTGCCGCGTAGTCTGCCGCCCTTGTCCGGCAGCAGCACATCGACACTGGGCAGGGGGTCTGGAACGGAGAAGAGATGTACCGCAGGCATGTCGTGGATCATCCAGGCGGCGAAGCGCAGTCGGCGGTAGGCAAGCCGAGTGACTCACCAGGTCGGCGTAACCTCCGCTGCGCAGCGGCGCGCCTCCCCGCGGCCACTCCCAGGCGCGCTACCTATCCCACATGAGCCGAGACTTCGACCTCAAATTCGAACTCTACGTCGCACTGAGAGAACAGTGCGGCTCGAGGAACGACTGGCCTGTCGGCTTCAACACAGCTCGACATCTTCTCTGCACCATCCCTCTCCACGATCGAGAGCTGTACCGCTTCCTGCGGTGTGCGCGTCAAGCGAGCACTCACCTCCATGAACGGGCCCGGCTCACATCGCGCCTCTATCAGTACTCCTTGGTGCTTGCCCTTGACAGCGAGCACGGGTTCGACGATCAGGATGAAGGTCACGTGGCGGCGTGGCACATCCTCTTGGCCATCCACGGCATGCTGGACCAGGAAACATTCGACAAGTTCGTTGACTGCGCGATCTCGGTGCTGGAGCCAGAGCGGGAAGCGGTCGGAGCATGAACCACCGAACAGCAGGAAGTCCCGGCCGATCTGGCCGGGACTTCCTGCTTTCACTGCGCTGGCTGGCCGGCGCCGGAGCACATCTCCCGACTGCCCTCCGGCTGATGCTGCGGAGTCGGCTCACCTGCGCCAGCCGAGGTGCTGGCACCACACACGGGACATGAGGCTGAGCATTGAACGGGATCGCGGCGCATCGGGCCTCCCCAGGATTGGTTACCCGCAGGATGCACCCGAACACGGGGCGCACAGGAGGCGCGTCAAAGGATGCGCGAGTAAATCTTCGCGCCACTGTGAAACTCCACCGTCAGCCCGTTACGCCGATCCGCCGGGTCCTCCCTCAGCGACCACTGCTCAATACTCGCGATCTCCCGCGACCCCGAACCAGCCAGCAGACCGGCCAGCCAACCCTCCGCCCCATCCGCCCGTCGCTCGAGAGAGACCGGGTCGCCTTCCACCGGCGCGCCCTCCGGCTCGTCATACTTGTCACCCGGCGCCGACTGTGCGACGAAATGGAAGCGGGCCTCACGCCCCTCCAGCTTTACCGCCATGCCGCCCGGATGCTTCGTATCACCCGCCTCCGCCAACGTCATCGGTGAACCAGCCGACGGATCTTTGGACGCGAGCTCCAGAACGAACGACTGAAAGCGCCTAGGACGCATGAATCTTCCTCTCGGTGACGGCCCGCCCATCCTAGGAGGGGCCAGACGGGGATCATGACGAGATCCGGGACGTGTCACACGACAGCCGGACGGTGGATCGAACCGTCCGGCCGTCAACGCACTTCAGAAAGCGTCAGGCAGCCCGCTCAAGCACCGGACGTGCCAAATCCCGGTGCCACAGCTCGACCTCGAGGCCGCGGCGACGCAGCCGGCGGGCAAGGCAATGCGCCACTGTGGCGCTGCGGTGACGTCCCCCGACACAGCCCACCGCGACCGCGATCCGGTCACCAGACGGGCCCGCGGCGAACGCCTGAACCTGCCGGACAGTTGCCCGCAGCAGCGGACGGATCCCAGCCGTGCCCAGCACCGACCGCCGCACCGCACCATCCTCAGCAGTCATGTACCGCAGCGCCGGATTCACGTGCGGATCCCGAAAATGCTGCCGCAGGTCGAGAATCACGTGCGCCTCCGGAGGCGCAGCATGACCGTAGTCGAATGAGACGATCTCGACCGTCGTCATGCCCGCGCACCGCCCAGCTTGCCGACCTCGCACCGGATCCGCTCCGCATGCGCCACCAACTGATCCGCGAACGCCAGAGCAGCCGGCTCGGCGTACTGGTTGCACTCACCCGAGCCGTCCGCGTCCACCGACAGGTACGGCTCACTCTCCCGGGCGAACGGCCACTGCACCACCTGCGCCGCCAGCACCTTCTCCACGCTGCCGTCGAACTGGCGCACCGGAAGCGTCACCGCCTCTCCGGCATGCGACAGGTCCTCCAGGAACGCCAGATCCTGCGCCGAGTGGTCCACCACACACCACGACGGGCACGGAACGGCGATCCGCTGACCACGCACCACCGCCGCGACCAGACGCGGGGACGCGGGGGGAGTGGGCGCCGAGGTCTGCTGGGGGGTGGCAGGGGTTGATACGCTCACGTTGAGCCTTCTCTCTGCTAGGAGCGGGTTTCTTGACCAGCGGGCTCCACCCCGCTGGTCCACTTCGACGGCCGGGGCCTCCACGCCCCGGCCGTTGTGCTGACAGCCACGCCACCAGGGACTCCACTCCCCGGGCGGCGGACTTGTGCGCCGAACTCGGCGACGATCAGGACGCTAGCCGAAGTGCGACGAGCGTCAACGTCTTGTCGCACGCATCCGGCTGACCTGCAGTCAATTGACCAACCAGTACAGTTCTGGCTCTAGGGTTTGGGGAGTACCCGTGGCTCTGCTGAACCACCCGACTGGTGGGCGAGCTGCTCACGTGGAATGCCCCCTGCAATTAATTGGTCAATCGACAGACACGACGCGAACCACCGACATAATGTCGCAATCCACTCACATGCCCTCCCTTGGTGCGCGATCCGAGTTTGGCGAGATCTGAACGGTGATGCAGTTGCGCGGCTCGGACCGCCGACCGGATGTCGGCGACAGCCGGCCGTTGTGCTACTGGACGCAGCCCGGTTGACGCTAGGCGATGTTCCGGCCAAGGACTTCCAGCCCAGTGCAGATCCGGAAGCTGATTGATCACCCGCTGACCTGTGCAGAGTCCGAGTTGCCTGACTCGGTAGGATCTGGCGCGCTCCCTTCGCACGCGCGGCAGTCGCGACCGCGGGTGCGAATCGGCTGGAATTCGGCAGCCGAGTGGCCGCCACTGCCAAGCCGAGGAAGACGCGGTGGAGGTCAGCAGACTGACATGAGCGGGTCGTGGAGCCACATGGTGCGGACAGCTGGACGCGGCGTGCGAGGCCGAACCGTGCTCCCCTCCTGTGGTGGGGGAACAATGAGCGAATTCCTGCGGGAGTGGGGATGGGCCACGAAAAGCCCGTGCCCGGCCCGGAAGGTCAGCAGCCCCTCGTGCCGGAGCTGACCTACCGCCTTGGCGGCGATCGACTTGCTGGTTCCGGACGCCTTGGCGAGCGTGTTGAGGAACGGGATGAGCTGGCCAGGCAGCCACCGCTTGGTCTCGATCTCGTCGCGTATGAGGGCGGCTAGGCGGTTGCTCTTGTTGTCCTGCTCGGCCAGTGATGGCCAGCGGGAGGGGGCGAAGGCAACCCGGTCCTGGTTGTGTGCCTTGTTGAACCTGGGTCTCTCGACCTGGATGGCCTGCTTCTCCGCCTCTGCCGCCTCGGGCCGGCTGTCGAACCACTCCAGGGTGCGACTTTTGACCATCGGAACCCACTTCTGGTGGGTGTCGCGGTGGGCCTTCAAGCGCCCGTCGGGGTCTCGGCTGATGCCGATGTACAGCAGGCCGCCGTCGGTGTCGAAGTAACGGTAGAGCGCGGTGCGCTCGGGGGGCGATGTCGAACTTTGGGCAGGGCTCATGGCGTCCCTTCGCTGTACCAGGTGGCCTGCGCCACGGTCACGAGACGACCGTAAGGCGTAATCGCATTTGTAGCAAGGCTTCGCTGCCGGTACAACAAAGCCCCCGCCAACTATGGCGGGGGCGCTGGGGAGTTAGGTCAGGAAACCGGCAGGTGGTAGCCCATCTTATACAGGTGGCCCGGCTTCACCATGACGGTTACCTCGATCGGGCGTTCGTCGTCGCTGTAGACGATGCGGAACACCTCGATCACGGGAACATCGCCCGGGATCTCCAGGAGCTCGTATTCCTCCGTCGTCGCGACGCGGGCCGCTACCTCCTCGATCTGGCCGCGCGTTGGGTACCCCATGCTGGCAAGCAAGGTCGGAGACCCACCAGGAATCTTCCTCCGGTCGGCAAGCCGCGTGCCGAGTGCTAGGTCGGCTGGATAGTACGAGTAGGTCAGTTCGGCCGGCTCATCGTCCAGGAGGCCGAGACGCACCCGCAGCACAGCCGTTCCGCCTTCCTCGATACCCAAGGCCTTCGCGACCCGCTTCGGTGTCCTTATTTCGGCGACTTGCAGGATCTTGTTGCTGCCGCGCTGGTTCCTTCGGTTGGCCTCCGTCACCCACCGGTACGGCTGCCCGTCCTCCGAAGGGGCCATGTAGGCGGCCGGGGTGATGGTCTGAGGTGCACGGTCGCGAACGTAGACGCCCTTCCCTGATCGGCCTTCCAGGAGCTTCTCGTTCTTGAGGATGGTCAGGGCGCGCTGCACGGTCACGTTCGACGTGTCGTGCTCCTCCATTAGCTCCGAGGTGGTGGGGAGCTTCTTGCCGGGCTCCCACTCGCCGGACATGATCAGGTACCTGATGTTGGCGGCGATTCTCTCGGCCACTGGCCGCTTGTCCTCGTGCTTGGCCATGTCAGTCGATCTCCATTTCGTATCGGAGGCGACGAGGGCCCTTCATGACCATCAGTGAAGCCTCAATGGGTTCGTTTTTGTGAGACAGGCTCACTCGCAGAAGGGTGAGTACCGGGGCCCCGTCTGCGAGGGCGAGAGCCTCGGACTCCTCCGCGGTGGCAGTGCGCGCTTCGACGTCCTCGATCACCCGGTGTGTGTGGTGCCCGAGGTTGGCGAGCAAGGTAGGTGCGCCTCCTCGGATCTTGCCGGGTCTCGCTAGAGCTGTTCCAAGCGCTATGCGCTGTGGGTAGTACGAGTCCGTCAACTCGACCGGTTGGTCGTCTACGAGCATGACTCGGCGACGAACAACAGCCTGCTCGTCGGGGGGCAGCCCGAGAGCTGCGGCGACTTCCGGTGGCGGTTTCCTCGTAGCTACCTCCATCAGGTGCTGGCTTCCCCTGCTGCCTGCCTCTTGCGTCCATGCGTCGGTGTCGCCGGGGGCACGTGGCGACACGTATGGCGCTGAGGTGCTCGTCCACTTCTCACTCATCCGGCATCTCCTGGTCGCTGTAACGCTCTGACCTCCACCTTAAGTGCTTGATGCATATGCGTCGGCTCTCGGCAGTGGACTCAGGTGGACTTGCATGCCTCGTAGTGCTTGCCAGCTTGCCGAATAACCTTTTATGGTTGTGCACAGACGCGAAGCCTGCGATTGGAGCCGTTCATGCTGCGTGTAAAGGAGGTCGCTGCCCGCCTGCGAGTCCACCCCGCGACCGTGTACCGCTGGATCAACGAGGGCCGCATCCCGGCCACCCGCTACGGGCAGCCGGTCGTACCCGGGGCCGCCAAGCGGGGCGGTGGTGCGATCCGAGTCCCTGAGGCCGCCCTCGTGGGCTTCTCCTCATCCTCTTCTGGTACGGCGGCCTTCACCGCCGTGCCCCCCGCCGCAGAGGCGGCCTGACGCACAAAACCCCGGCCCGGCGCGCCAACGCCGTGTGGACCGGGGCTGACCACCCGAAGCCTGCTGAGCAACTGGAGATCACCGTGAATCGTAGTACGACTCTCGCCCCGCTCCCTACCGCGACCGTTCTCTTCGACGGCGACGCGGCGTCCGATTCGCCGAGGGTCGCCCGGCTGCGTGCCCTGACCCTCGTCCCCGATCTGGACGCGGAGGACCGGGCCCGTGCCGACATCGTCACCACCTACGTGACGGCCCGTGCCCGGGGTGACGTCGACGCGATGGCGACCGCCTACCTGGAGGCGGCGGCGATGGACGAGGCCCGCCCGGGTGAGCCGTCGCTGATCGCCGAGCTGGACGCGGCCGGCGTCGGTGACCTGGCGGAGGTGGCGTGATGACCGTCGCCGAAATGGTGCGTGAGCTGCCCGCCGGGGACTCCCGGTCGCTGCCGACGCTGGACGGGATCGCCGAGAGCCTGCGCCGTCAGGGCGAGGATGTCGAGGTCGTGTACTCCCCGCGCGGCGACGTGTTCCGCATCGTGCCCCGAGAGCGGGTGGCGTGATGGCTGCCGGGACGCTTGCCGATCAGCGGAAGGCGACCGAGGCGGCTGCGACGATCGCCCGCGTGTTCGGCCACCTGCCGCCCGCCACGTTCCAGGTGTCGAGCATCACGCCGGGCCAGCTCGACATCAGCCTCCACGACAGCCTCGCCGACTTCGAGGCCTGGCGTGTGGCGCTCGGGATGCTCCCCGAGTGGGTCGACAAGCGAACCCAGCCCAGTGCCATGAGCCTGACCGCGAGGGGCCGGTTTGCCGGTGTCGAGGTGGCGCTGATCGGCTACGCGCCGCTGTTGAAGGCGGTGGCGTGATGGCTGGCGGGCTGGCCTGGCGCCACGCCGGAACCGTTGCGACCAGTGACCCGCGGTTTGCCCGCGTTCTGGAGCTGGCCACGAAGCAGCCTCACCTGTGGGTCGGTCCGTCCGGTGAGCGGGTGACCGGGGCCGAGGTCGGCAGCCATCTGGGTGCGGCGTTCATGCTGATGGAGCGCGACGGTTGGATCTCCGTCCGCCGGTCGAGTGGGCCTGTCGAGTTGGGGCACACCCTCTCCGGGGCTCTGTGGCTGGTGCGCACCGATGGGCCGGGGGATGCGGATTCGTGGGCGGTGTCCCGTCGCTGCCTGAATCTGATTCTGGAGGCTCGTTCGGAGTCGGGGAGCGCGGATTTCGAGGCGTGGTCGGAGAAGCGGGGTCGCCGGTTCGGCGAGGTGCGGGACCTGCTGCTGATCACGGGGGAGTTTGCTCGCCTGTACGGGCCGGAGGCTGTCCGGTGACCGCTGTGGGCCGTGATCCGGAGCCGCGCACGCCGGAGGAGGCGGAGGCCCGGAGGAAGCGGGTCGCGAAGCTCCACCAGCAGGCTGCCGCCGACTACCGGACCGGGTTCGGCCGGCCGAAGCCCGCGTCGAAGAAGGCGCTCGCCGCCTGACCCCCTGATCGTCGTGCCCGCGGGATTCCGACCCCCCGCGGCCCCGCGGGCACGGCTCCCCACCGACTGGCCCGGTTGTTCCCGGGACTCTCCAGCTTCGGCTGGCGGGTGCCGAGCACGACCAGACCGCCCAGAGCCCACTCGAACTACTGGAAGGACATCGGCATGGAGCCCACTGACTGGACCATCGACCTCGTCAACGGTGAAGCCGTCAAGCGCAGCGACTTCGTCGGCGCTGATGTTCAGCTTCACGTCCTCGACTACGGCGTGATGGTGCGGACCCTCTACCCGACCCGCGAGACCACGTACCCCTGGCACACGATCGTCAAGCTCAGCACCAAGGGCTGACCGTGCTCCTCGTCTTCTGCTCCGTCGGCATCGTCGCCTGCCTCGCCTGCATGTACCTCATCCAGCGGCTCCACCTGGCCCACCGCACGACCGTTTTCACCTGCCCGGTCAAGGACTGCGGCGTCTCGATCGTGGCTCGCGGCAGCAGCGAGGCGGAGCTGGGCCGGCTCCGCGATCTGGCCGGCGACCACAGCAAGCACGGGCCTCGCGCCTGACCGCCCTTACTCAATCGACGAAAGGACTGACATGTCTCTCTGTTCCGCGGCAGCCGCCGACGATACCGCCCCGTGCAAGGGCTCCCGGACTGCCGTGATCGTGGGCCTGGCCGACGACCCGGGGTCGCAGGTGACCGGCTGCGAGTTCCATGCGGCTCGCCGGCTGGCGTTCTGGCGGGACGGCTACGTGATGTCCCGCGACGCTGCGGTCCGGCGCCGGGTGCTGGACGCCGCCGAGCGGCTCCGCGCCGCCTGACGGCTGCCCGATCCGCCCGTCTCGCACGGGTGGTGAGGGGAGCCGGGACAGGCCCGGACAGGAAGGAGCACCAGTGTTCGGCAAGCGGAGAGCGGAGAGCGACCCCGAGAACAGCCTCGACAAGGCTCTGCGGACCCACAGCCAGGCGACCCGGGAGCAGAGGACCGCAGAGGTCAACGATCGGCGCCGGCGGCAGGGCCTCACACCAATGCACTGCGGGGCCGAGGCGTCCTTGAACAAGTACGGCGACTGGGAGTGCACCCGCTGCGGGGACGTCTTCGCCTGACCGCCTGACCGCTGCCCGATCCGCCGGTCTCGTACCGGCGGTGAGGGGAGCCCGTCAGACAGACAGGCCGACTCGAATCGAAAGGGAACCTACATGGACGTACTGTACAAGCACCTCATGCGCAGCCAGGTCGTCTTCAATGGGCAGGACATCCTGCGCTGCCCCAACTGCCGCCGAGACAAGGGCCTGACCATCTATGGCTACCTCGGCAAGAAGCCGCGTGTGACGTGCCCGTGTGGCCACGACTTCAAGGCGCCGGCACCGTTCGACCAGCCGTGGCTGCTGGAGCAGCTCAACAGCGCCGCTGCCCCCCGGCGCGAGACCCAGTGGTCTGTCGGGCCGTCCCCCCGCCCGAGTCAGTTCGACTGACCTGCGCCTGACGGCAGCCCATCCCGCCCGACCTTGCACTCCGGGCGGTGGTGGAGAGCCCGTCAGACACCCCACCACCCATCGACCTGGAGTACCTCATGCCCCGGTTCAGTCCCAAGGCCCGGCATCATGCCGACCAGGCCGTGGCCGCGATCGACGCTGGCGACCACGACGGCGCCATCGCCCACATGCGGGAGATCGTCGAGAACGGCACCCACGACGACCGGCGAGCCTTTACCGACGTTGTGTTCGACGCCGCCCGCCTGCTGAAGAACGCGGACGGTGCGCCGTGATCGTGTTCCTCGCGGGGCTCGCCCGTCTCCGGATCGCCCTGATGATCGCCGGACTGAGCTGGCTGTTCGGCATCGTCCCGCCCGTGGGGATGCGGATCCTGCTCGGCGTCCTCGTGCTCGCCGCTCTCGTCCTCGACGGGCTGATCGACGAGGACAAGATCAGCCGCCACTACGTGCGCACCAAGACCCCCGACGAGTACAAGACCACCGCCTAACCACCCCCCCCGACACCCCCACAGAAAGGACCAGCCCGATGAGCAGCTGGAGCGAGGAGCGCAGGCGCAATCTGGCTGCCGAAGCCGAGCAGCGCCGGAAGAACGAGGACGCCGCCGCCGAACGCCGCCGCAAGGACAAGGCGGCCGAGGACAAGCGCCGCCGCGAAGAGCGCCGGGCCAACCGCGAAGAGCAGCGCGCCGAGAAGGCGCAGCAGCGGCGCGACCGTGCCGCCCGACGACAAGCCCGCGCCGCCCGCCGGGAGAAGACCCTCACCCCCGGCAACGTGTACCGCAAGGGCACCCTCGCCCTCGTGCTCGCCTCCGCCGCGGCATCACTGCCCGCGCAGGTCATGCACTTCGTCGGGATCAGCATCATGCTGCTGCCGATCCCCTTCGCCCTCGAAGGCGCCGCCTGGGTGATGAACGCCGGTGTCGCCTACGCCGACGACCGGAAGCTGCCCGGCTGGGTGCGGTGGCTGATGCGCGGTCTTGCGATGTCCGCCGCCGGATACGCCGCCAACATCAACCTGAAGTACGGTCTCAGTCTCGAAGGCCACGGACTCGACCCAGCGGACGCCGCCGCCGTCGGCTGGGGCCTCGCCGCGGTCACGATGCTTGGCCCACTGTTCTTCGAAGTCCGCCAGTGGGTCCTCACTCTCACCGCCGCCGTCACCGATCCGAAGAAGCGGGCCGAGGAGAAGGCGCGCGCCAAGCATGAGCGGCAGCGGTACAGCGACCACAAGGACGTCGTGAAGCTGGCCCGGAAGCTGGTGTCCGCCGCACCCTACGGCGCGCTCGCGTTCGAGGACGCGTTCGCCTCCGCCTGGGAGATCAAGTACGGCACGAAGACGCCCGGCATGACCCCGGCCCTGCACGGAGAGAAGCTCGCCTCCAGCAAGGCCCTCGTCGACGCCATGGATGCCGCGAACGGCTCCCCGGTGAGCACGCGAGGCAGGCTCCTGGAACTGCTCCACCCGGCCCCTGTGAGCCGCTTCCTGAAGCCTGGATCTTCGCAGGTGGCGTCCCAAATCCCCCCGGGTTCTGAGCGGCCCTCTGGCGGGCCGCAGAAGGCGCCGAAGAAGCGGTCTGGCCAGAAGCCTGTTCCCCCGGTTCGCCGCAAGGGTGACACCGCTCCTTACCACCCGGCCGCACGGGTTGCCGCGGCCGACACCGCCCGCAAGCACCTTGTCGTCAACGGCTACCACCACTGATCGGGAGACGCCGCCATGACTACCGCACCGCACCCCATCCGCCAGCCCAACCTGAGCCTCGTCAAGGAGCCGGCCGAGGCTTCCCCGGCCGTCGAGGGGACCGTCGTCAAGCACCAGGGCGAGATCGTCCGGCCCGCGTGGATCGAGTCCGCGGCAGCCCGCATCGAGCGCGCCAAGGATCACGCGATCGACAACAAGCTGTACGTCGGCTGGTCCGTGCGCGGCTACAAGAACCTCGCCTCCCGGTGGCTCGACGTGTGGCGCGACGACTACCCGCAGATGATCGCCACCGCCAAGGCCGAGCGGAAGGACGCCAAGGGCGACAGCGGCGCCGAGAAGGCCGCACACAAGGCAGTCAAGAACCTGCGTGCCGAGTCCCGCGAGCACAAGCTGTGGCACGCCGCCAAAACCGGCGGATGGACCGTCGCAGCCGCGGCCGGTACCGCCGCAGGCGTGATGGTCGGCGGCACCCTGGTCGAGGCATGCATGGCGGTCGGCGCCTACGCCGTCGGCGTCTGGCACGGACGGCCCAGCCCCGGCGAGGCTCCGCTGCAGCTGACAGCAGTCGAGGGCCAGCCGGCCCTCACCGAGGAGCGGCTGGCCGAGGCCATCAACAGCATCGGCTTCCGCGGCGCCATTCGGGTCCTGTCCGCATCGCCGTGGGGCGCGGATCGCACCGCCACCGTCGTGTTCGACCTGCCGCCCGCTGTGACCGTGACCGCGCTGAAGAAGCGGGAGGAGGCGCTGGCCGCGTTCCTTGGCCTCGACTCGTCGATGATCGACATCACGAAGGCGGGCGCCGCCGGGCGGGCATCGCTGTGGATGACCGACCGGGACCCGTTCGAGGCGCCGCGTCCGTCACCCCTGATGGACATGCGCGGGGGGCTCGATGCCTTCAAGGTCGGGGTGCCAGTCGCGTTCAACAAGCGCGGCATCACGATCAACTTGGCCATCAACAACTGCTCGTTCGTCATCGCAGGCATGACCCGCTCCGGTAAGGGCGTCGGCGCCGCCAACCTCGTCGCTGGGGCCGCGATGGACGTGCGGATCAACCTGCGGATCGTGGCCGGGAAGACCAACGGTGAGTGGGACGCCGGTGCGAAGGCCGGGGTCGTCGCAACATACTTCAAGCCCAACCCGCAGCGGCTCCTGAACCTCCTTGAGGCCCTGATCGCCGACATGAACCGCCGCAACAAGATCCTCGGCGAGATCGGCAAGTCGAAGCTGACAGTGGAGACCATCAACCGTCTCGGCGGCATCGAAGTGCTGGTCATTGACGAGCTGGCCACATTCACCCGCCCCGGTCTGCCGCTGCGGGACGAGATTCTCGAAGCCCTGATCAAACTGTCCGCTGTAGCGGCCGGCGCCGGGATCCTGATGGTGCTGATCACCCAGTACCCGGAGGTCGACGTCATTCCCCAGGGCCTGGCGATGAACTGCGGTGCCAGGTGGGCCATGCGCGTCGACAACGCGACCCAGTCCAACGCCATTCTCGGCGGCAGCGCCAGCGGCAGCGGCAGGGACGCGTCCAAGTTCGACCCGCCGATGCCGGGCCTGGGCTGGCTGGTCAATCCGTTCGCGGGGGTCACCGACAAGGCGCGCAGCTTCGACCTTGACGAGGACGAGCGGGGCGAGGTCACCGAGCTGATGCAGCGCGCGGCCCAGCTCCGCGAGGCCGCCGGCCGTCTGGTGGGTCAGTGGGAGGACCCGATCGAGCGGGCCCTGATCAACGCCACCGGCCTGTCCTCCGCGGCTGGCGGGCCGAAGCGTAACGGCGAGCCGGGCCTGGAGGTGCTGCACATGACCCCGGAGCAGAAGCTCCAGCTCGATGCGGCACTCGGCGCGCTGGAGGCCATGGACCGGCTGGGTCGGGACGCGGCTCAGTTGGATGAGATGGCTGAGCTGATCGGCGACATGACGGGGGAGCGGCTCGGCGAGCTGCTTCGGGCGGCCGGGGCGGGCGGCACGATCAAGGTCACGATCCCGGGTCGGGGCCGTGTCAACGGCTACCGGCGGGAGGACATCGCCGGCGCCGTGAGGTACCTCCAGGGCGACTGATAGTGCCCGGACACCCCCGGACACTGCCCTAGTTCATCCCGATATATCCCCCGGTCAGAGGCCGGACACGGGGCGGACAGCACCCGGACGCGACCCGGGTCACGTCCACCCCCTGTCCGGGGGCTGTCCACGCTCCCGACCGGGGGACAAACTACCGCAAACGGCTCACTTGAAGGAGATCAACATGCCCACCGTCTACCGCAACAACCGCCGCGACATGAAAGCAATCCAGCGTGTCCCCACGGGCACCACCCTGTACGTGATCGAGGAAGTGTCCCGACGCGTCGCCCCCTACGAGGACCCCCGGCTCTGCGCCCGCTACGAGGTCACCCACACGCACCCGCTCCTGGGCGGGGCCATGGTCGGCTCCAAGAGCGTGGAACAGCTGCTGGCCGAGCACGGCACCGTCTACACCTCCCAGCCCAAGGGGGTTCGCGGCATGTGGGAGCCCAGCCCGCAGGTCGCCGGGCCGCTCGGGAACGACACCGAGCGGTACTTGGACGAGACCGAGATCCGCGGGCTGGCGAAGCAGGTCCGAGACGCCAACGACGACCGCCGCAAGGCCAAGCGGCGCGGCCGGTGGATCTGATGGCCGCGACCACCGGCCGGGAGCAGCTGCTCGCCGAGGCGCGCCGCACCTGGGCGGCATACGAGGCCAGCGGCACCGACGAGGACTACGTCGCCGCCCGCGCCGCCACAACAGACGCCCGCAAGGCCGGGATCACCCTTGAGGAGATCCGCGATCAATAGCGGACCGGGCACCACCGAGCATCCCCGACGCGGGCCGCCCACTCTTCGCCCCGCCCAATCCCCGTCGTCATCACCGATCAATCCCAAAGGAGCACAGCCGTGAAGAAAAAGATCACCGCCACGACCGAGAACCGGGTCGGAGTAGCTGTCCGCGTCTTCGAGCGGAGGGATAGCAATGGCTACCTCCTCAGCGACGGGTGGGAATGCGGCGGATGCGACGAGGGTGGCAGCAGCTACAGGGCGCGCGAAGAGGCCCAGAAGCACGCGAAGACCTGCTCGTTCAGTAAGCCGTAGCCCCCTGACGCAGCCGGCATCGACGAAGGAGACCCAATGCCCGATCTAGAGATCACGCACCAGTCCGTGCGCGACTACATCGCCGCGAAGAAGCGCGGCGACGAGAAGACCAGCGGTCGCATCAAGGACGAGGTCATTGCCCGCTTCGAGACCCGCATCACCGACGGCACCGAGCTCGTGGAGCTGGGGCGAGCCATCGAACGCTTCCACCTCGGCGAAGACCTGTAGCTCAGCCGGGGCGCCCCGCATCGCCTGGACAGCACCGGGGCGCCCCACCCCTCCCCGTCACCACGAAGGCCGTAGGAGGCCACTAGATGACCACAGCCATGCCCGATGCGGCAAGCCTGGATCAGGCCGCCGCCCGCATGTACAAAACCCGGCCCCTCACTCCCGCCGACCGCCGGGCATTCGACGCCATCGCCGCCGACTACCAGCGCACCGCCCCCGCCGCGCCGGCCTCGCGGAAACTGCTGACGAAGACGGTGGACGAGCTCGTCGAGGAGGCCCTCGGCGGCATCAACCCGCACGGAACCCGGCCCCCGATCGATGTCCGTCTCCCCGGCCGGCTCGCCGCGGTCCTGCCGGACTGGGCGCACCGTGGGCGGCGCCGGGACTGCACCCACCCGCCGTCCACCCAGCTGTACGTGGCCGCGGCGATCCTGCGCGAGTGGGGCTGGCAGGCGAAGCCGCACAAGCTACGGAACAAGCGCGGGCAGCGCTGCATCTGCGGGGCGCTCGTCACCACCGTCGCCCTGGGCGTCGGCACCATGTCCGGCGCCGAAACCGCCGCCTGGCACGTCCTCGGCGTGCTGCGCGACCAGGGATGGACCCGGCTGATCGGGGACTGGAACAGGCAGTGCGGCAGCCCCGAGAAGGCCATCGACGTCACCCTCACCGCCTACCACCGCGCCGTCAGCGCAGGCCAGTAAACCGAAGGGAACCCCCATGGGTTGGAGTACCAGTCACGACACCGCCTACCGGTCCGCCGACTCTGTCTCGGAGGTAGGCAGGCACGTTGCGAACGTGCTCTCCGCCAGGGACTGGCGGGCCGTACACAAGCTGTTCAAACTCGCCAACCGTGCTGACGGGCCGTTCACGATCTCCTCCCGCGACGCTGGGCGAATGGCGGCAGCCCTCGGCAAGGCGGCCGGTCACTCGCTGATGCCGGTTGCCTGGCGTGGTGAGGTTTCGGCGCTGGCCGACGCCGCGCAGTGTGCGGCTACCGCCCGCCAGCCGTGGGAGTGGAGCTGATGAGCAACCCGTGGAAAAGCGCCCGCTCGGTGGCCGACCTGGGCAACCTGATGGCCGACTGGCTGGAGGGCCGGATCCCGACACGGCCGGGGTACTGCGACACACAGCCGGACGAGGAGACCAACCATCTCATCCCCGTGCTCGCACCCGCATGCCGGGCCGGGCTCGTCACCACGAACTCACAGCCCGGCCACCCGCCGGTGCGTGGCTACGACGGGCGCACGTGGCGGCAGCGGGCATTCGTCGAGGGCTGGATCGCCGACGGCGCACTCCTCGCCCGGATCCGTGCCGCAGCGAAGCGCGCTGGGATGACCGTGGTAGCGCACGGCCCCAGCAGCCGTGGCGGCGACTGGATCCCTCTCACCGACGCCGACGACGAGATTCAGATGGCGGCGGGCGACTACCCCGGCCACCGCCGAATGATCAACACCGAGTGGCGTGGCATCGGACGCCATGCCACCAACGAACTCTGCCACGCCACCCATATCGATCTCATCGATCCGGTGTGGGGCCGTGACGACCGGCTGTGGCCCGCACTCGCCAACGTCATCCGCTGACATCTCCAAGGAGAGCTATGCCCCGCTACACCGTGAAAGCGGAAATCACCCGCCCCCTGGGGCTACCGAACAAGACGGTCGCCATCCAGGTCGACGTGGACACCACCGACCCCCTCGACGACCGGATCATGCAGGCGGCCTCAAAGAAGGCCACCGCCAAGTACGGCTGCGCCCGGCTCGTGTCGATGACCGGACCCAGCGTCAGGTGCTGACAGCACACCGCCACCTATCCCGGAAGGACACGCCCGTGAACAAGCGACTTGCCGCCGCTCTCCGCCGTGACGACGCCCGCGAGGCCGCCGGGATGCACGCGGACGAGCGGGAGACCTGCCACACCCACCAGTGCTGGGCCACCGAATGCGAAGACCGGCACCAGCGCCCGACCGCCGGACGGCTGCTCGCCGAAGCCCGCGAACTTGACCGCATCCGTTACAACGCCCGCAAGTAGTAGAGGAGAACCCCGATGCCAGACATGTGGAAAGGCAAGCTACTGCCCGAGCGGCGCCCCGTCCACGAAGAGATCCACTACCGGCTGTACGACGGCCGCACCGGTCAGCTGCTCAGCTTCAGCTCCACGAACAGCTTCAACGCCATCGTCGCCGACATCCTCGCAACCCAGCGCGAACACCCCAACGCCCGGATCGTCGGTGCCCAAGTCAACGGCCCCGCCTACACCTGACCAGGAAGGAAACAACCCATGACCGTCACCATAGAGCAGATCATCGACCGCTACGCCAAGCCCCTCGCCGTCGTCGCCGACAAGGACGAGGCGCCCGCCACCGACGTAGACGAGCTCATCGACCAGCTCCAGGACGCCAGCCGGAACTTGGGCCTCGCCCACTTCGACACCGACGACGTGGACGCCGCCGCCACCTACCTCACCGACGCCCGCACCAGCAGCGGACGCGAGCAGCAGGTGCTTCTGAATAAGGCCGACCAGCGGCTGCGGAACGCCTGGGATCTGTTCGACGAGTACGCGCTGATGGTCTGACCTGCCGCATGCCACGGCCCCGCCCAACGGGCGGGGCCTACTCGTGCCCGGCGCCAGCAGGCTGCGGGGCCGGTGCTGGCCGAGCCCGCGCCATCCACCGGTCCCGGCCCACCACCCGCGACGGGCGACCCAACGGCACCAGACCCAGCGCAGTACACGCCCGCTCCAGCTCGGCCCGAGCCTCATCCTCCGACTCCGCCAGCACCGTCCACGTCACGCCCATACAAGACAGTGTGGCCGCGCGAGCCAGGTGATGCGGGGCGAAACACTCAAACGAGGGGCGGCACCTGTGCGGAGGTGCCGCCCGAGTGCAGCGCCCCGGGGCTGTCGGGACACGCATGCACAATTGGGGCAGCGCCACCAGCACCTCGAACCACCCGTGCCACCGAGGAGCCACCGTGAACCACGCCGCCGAGGAATACGCCTGGCCCACCTGCACCGCATGCGGACGAGACCTGTGGGAGAGCGAAGCCGGACGCCTCGCCTGCCGCCCCTGCGAAACCCGCACAGGCGAACGGCTCGGCGAACTCGCCACCATCTTCCAGCAGATCAACAGCAGTGCGGCCCTGATGCGCGGCGCCCGCCGCGGCGGCGCACCCACCTCCGGCAGCAGAACACCGCCGATCCCGCCACGCCTTGAAGTTCTCTCCCTCGCGGCCACCGGGGGAGTAGCCACTCGACTCCGCGACATTGAAGATGCGTGGCGGGCCGCCCTCGCCTGGACCATCGCACCCTGGCGCGGCAGCCCCGCCCAGGCGGTGCCCGAGCACCTGCGGTTCCTCATCAACAACCTGCCCTGGGCCTGCGACGCCTACGAATCCGTCGGCCAGGACGTGGAAGAGATCCGCCAACTCCACGCCGAGTGCAAGCAAGCACTGACGCACGACCGGAAACCCGGCCGCGTCAGTGTCGGCGTCTGCCCCGTCGTCGTGGACGGTGAACTGTGCGGGGCACAGCTCACCGCATCCGCCGCGAACAGCCGCATACGGTGTGGCACCTGCGGCGCCCAGTGGGACGACATGTGGGGCTGGCGAGAACTCCGGCAGGCACAGGAAGCCGTCGCCTCGGCAGGGAAGAGGGCGGCATGAACCACCAGCAGGTCATCCAATCCGCCATCATTTGGCTCGCCGCCATCTCGTCCGTAGCGTGCGCCATCAGCGCCCGGCGACACGCCGCTCGAGCACGCGCTGCCCTCGACAGGACGCGGGCTCTATACGACAGGCGGCGGCCGTGACCGAGGACGACGACGCCCCAGTGCAGCCCGCCTCCACCAGTTTGCCCATCGTCACCGCCACCGACGGGCAGCCCTACCTCGGCTGCGATGCCGTGCTCGCCCTGCTACGGGCCATCGCCGAGTCCTGCCGCAACCTCGCCAGCGAACCCGACTGCGGCCTCGAATCAGCAGCTGCTGCCATCGACTACGAGGCCGATGCGCTGGAATGCCACTGGAGCCGCAACGTGAGCGAAATCGACGCTTGGTTGACAATCGCACGAACCGAAGTCATGATCTGCTCAGATAGCTGAACTTCGCGCTGAGGCCACCCCACACCGGGTGGCCTTCGTCATTCCTGGAGGTGGCCATGGCCTCCACGATCGCGCTCGCCACCGCCGCAGACGTCGCCTACTGGACCGGCCGCCCCGTCGGCACCATCTGGCGATGGGCATCCGAAGGCCGCATCACCGTGCACGGCCACGGCAAGGCGGCCCGCTACAACCTCATGGAGATCGACCCCGCCAAGAGGGACGAGGACGGCAACGTCACCGAACCCACCCCCGCACCACCCATCACCGGCTGTGTCCGCATCGACAACGCCACCTAACGACTCCTCGCGGGCTGGTCGAGCAGTACCGGGGTGGTGGCCGCTCTCGCCCGCGAGGAACAGCGCCTGCTCTGCGGGGGCAGGCCGGACGCCATCCCCCCAGTACGGCGTCCCGTCCGCCCGGTCGACTCGTCACGGCCGGGCGGACCCCAACACCCGTCGCCCGAAGGACCGCGGCCGGGCGGCGGGCCAGACCACAGAAGGGTAGGAACTGTGCAAGAGCCGTGGCGCTCAGCGCTCGCCTTCATCCTCGTCATCGCCGCACTGCTACTCCTCCTGCGGCTCTTCCACGCCATCTGAGAAGGGCGGCCCGCGCCATGGCAGACGACCTGCTCGTCATCATCCCCACCCGCGGCCGACCCCAGGCCGTGCCCGAGATCGTGCAGGCGTGGGACGACACTGGGGCCACCGCGGACGTGCTGTTCGCTGTTGACACCGACGACCCGGAGCTGGCCGCGTACAAGAAGCACGCCGCTGCCCTCAAGAGCGATGGGCGGGTCCGTTTCACGTTCGGCAAGCGGCGCCGGCTGTGCGGCACCCTCAACCAGCAGGCCCTGAAGGCGGCCAACCAGTACCGGTTCCTCGGCTTCATGGGTGACGACCACCGGCCGCGCCCGGCCGACCGGCCGTGGGATGCACGCATCCGGGAGTGCCTCTCCGGCGGCCCCGGCATCGTGTACGGCAACGACCTGCTCATGGGGGAGCGGATGCCGACAGCGGTGGCGATGACATCGGACATCGTCAGCACGCTGGGCTACTTCGCGCCGCCCGTGCTCACCCATCTTTGCCTGGATCTCTGCTGGCTGGACTGGGGTCGCGGCATGGGCCGCATCACCTACCTCGACGACATGGTGATAGAGCACCTCCACCCCGCAGCAGGCAAGGCCGAGCTCGACCAGGGTTACGAGGAGGCCAACAGCAGCGAGCAGGTGTCTGCCGACTCGGCCGCCTACTACGAGTACCGGGACGGCGGCGGGCTCGAAGCCGACCTGGACAAGCTGCGGAAGCTCGTCGCCTACAGCCACGGCGGGACTCTCATCCCCGGCCAATCAGTGGCGGTCAACACCAGCGGAGAACCTGAGACTGTCGTGAAGGGGACCTGATGCGTGTCCTCCTCACCGGTCACCGAGGCTTCATAGGCAGGCACCTGCACGCCGCCCTCCAGGACCGCGGCGACTACGTCGTGACCGTCGACCTCAAGAATGGGCACGACGCCCTCGACTACTTCCGCACGGCAGACGTCAGGTACGACCTCGCGATCCACTGTGCAGCGGTCGTCGGCGGCCGGGCCAGCATCGACGGCAGCCCGCTCGGCGTCGCCACCAACCTCGCGTTGGACTCCTGGTACATGCGGTGGCTCGCCCGCACCCGCACCCCGAGGGCGGTGTACTTCAGCAGCAGCGCGGCGTACCCGGTGGCGCTTCAGCAGCCCGGCGAGGTGCGGCGGCTACGCGAGGACGACATCGACTACGAGCAGCCAGGGCGCCCCGACGCAACCTACGGGCTGACCAAGCTGGCGGGGGAACAGCTCCGCCAGTACGCGGCGGCCGAGGGCACCCGCATGACCGTGCTGCGGCCCTTCTCGGGCTACGGCGAGGACCAGGCCAACTGCTACCCGTTCCCGGCGTTCATCCGGCGGGCACGCGAGCGGCAGGACCCGTTCGAGATCTGGGGCGCGGGTGACTCGACGCGCGACTGGATCCACGTCTCGGATCTCGTCGGGGCCACACTGGCAGCCGTCGACCAGGACGTCACCGGGCCGGTCAACCTCGGCACCGGGCGGGCAACCAGCTTCGACCAACTCGCCCAGATGGTGACCGAAGCGGCGGGCTATCGGCCCGAGCTCAAGCACCTCGCCACGGCGCCGCAAGGCGTCCACCACCGCGTGGCCGACCCGAGCCGCATGCTCGACTTCTACCAGCCGAAGGTGACGCTCGAAGAGGGAATCGCCCGGGCCTTGGCCGCCTGACGGAAGGGGGGCGTGGTGACCGCTGGCGCGTGGGACCTCCAGATCGAGCAGGGCAGCACGTTCGCTGAGACCTACACGTGCACCAACGATGACGGGTCGCCGATCGACTGGGCCAGGTGGACAGCCCGCGCACAGATTCGAGTCCTCGCCGCCCCTGACGCCGAGCTGCTGCTCGACCTCACCCCGTACCTCACCATCACCGGCGCCGCGATCACCGTCCTGATTCCGGCCACCATCACCGCCACCCTCACCCGCTCCGGACGCTGGGACCTCGAGGTCACCGACGGAACCACCGTGATGCGGCTCCTCGAAGGCCGCGCGCTCCTGGCGCCGGAGGTGACCCAGTGAACATCACGGTTACCCCCAACGGCACCCAACCCCCGCGCGTCATCCAGGTCACCGAAGGAGCCGTCACCTCCGTCAACGGTGACCGTGGCGACGTCACCATCACCGCAGCCGACCTCGGCGCCATCAGTGCCGGAGACGCAGCCGGGGGAGACCTCACCGGCACCTACCCCAACCCGACCGTTGCCAAGGTCAGCGGCGTCGCGGTCACCGGAACCCCCACCGCCGGCCAAGTGCCCACCGCGACCTCCGGAACCGCTGCAACCTGGCAGACCCCAGCAGCGGGACCCAGTGCCGCCGGTACGGTCGCCGCGCAGACTTCGTTCGGCGCCCCCTCCAGCGCAGGCTCTGCCACCACCTACTCGCGCGGCGACCACACGCACGGAACCCCCACCCTCCCCGCCGCGAGCACCTCCACAGCCGGCGTGGTGCAGCTCGACGGGACAGCCGCCGACATCGCGGCCCTCGGCACACAGGCAGCCGGCTCGACCGGCAAAGCAGCAGATGCCGGACACGTCCACCCCACCACCGGCGTCCTGTCAACAGCAGGCGGCAACCTCACCGGCGCCGTCACCTCAAACCGCACCGCCACCAGCGACGTCGCCTACGCAGTCATCCTCGGCGGCGACACATTCGACCGATATCGCGTCCTCGGATCAGGGAACATCGAGCAGGGCTCCGGGGCAGCGGCCCGCGAAGTCACCTACGGGCGCACAGCAGCCAACCAGTGGTCGGTCACTGGTGCCGATCTCCGCGTCGCTACAGCCGGCCGAGGCCTCATGGTCGCCGAAGGATCGAACGCCAAGATGGGCACAGTGGCGCTCGCTGCGGGGGCAGCGACCGTCTCGACCACGGCGGTCACCGCCAACAGCAGGATCTTCCTCACCAACCAGGCACTCGGCGGCACCGCGGGGTTCCTGCGGGTGTCCGCCCGCACCGCCGGAACCTCGTTCACGATCACCAGCTCCAGCGGCACCGACACCTCCACCGTCGCCTGGATGATCGTCGAACCCGCATGACAGGAGGCCGGCGCCCATGACATCCACCCCTCCCGCCGGGGCCGACATCGAGATCATCGACCGCAACCCTTCCGGCACACGCGACGTGCTCGTGCCCAGCGCAGTACGCATCAACGGGATCGAGGTCCCGATCCCTCAAGATGCGAAGATTCGCATCAATGACCTGAGCGCCGACGAGTTCGTCACCGTCACCCTCACCCTCTTCGCCCGACGCATCACCATCGCCGCCGAGGGGGACCTGACGTGACCCGCGCGATCCACCGCTACGAGGTCCCCGTCGATGATTGCTGGCATGCAGTCGACCTGACGGGGGAGATCGTGCATGTGGACAGCCGTAGCATGCACACCGTCGAAATCTGGGCCATCCACGGGCCCGGCGAGCCGACCCGGCGCGGCTTCCGCGTGTACGGCACCGGCCACCCCATCCCCGACGACGCCATCCACGTCGGCACGGCCATCCCGCCCGGCGGACAACTTGTCTGGCACCTCCTCGAACTCCCCGAGACCACCTGACCACCAGAGGAGCCCGACGCGCCATGGCCCGCTACCGCAAGAAGCCCGTCGAGATCGAAGCCATGCTCTTTGATGGATCAACCGCCGAGACGCACGCCGTCTACCAGTGGATAGAGCTCAACACGCTCGGCTCCTTCGAGCCCCTGGACGTCATCGAGGGGCGCAAGCCCTACCCGGAGAGCGGTGTCACCATTGACCCGCGCGACGGCCGAATGATCATTTCCACCCTGGAGGGCCTTCACTGGGTCGATCGCGGCGACTACGTCGTCCAAGGCGTGGCGGGCGAGTTCTACCCCGTCAAGCCCGACATCTTCGCTGCCACCTACGAGGCGGTGACCGACTGATGGCCCGCCTGCAAATCCTTGAACTCCCCGAAGGCGCCGGAGACGACCAGCCGCCCTTCGTGCTCGTCATCGACCAGTACGAGCCGCCGCCCTACCCGGACGAGCCCGGTGACACTTCGCCCTTCGACGGGGTCGCCGAGAAGATCGGCGCCCGCGGTGTTCTCGTCTTCGAAGAGACCATCGACATCCCCGCCAACCAGGTCACCGTCGACGACGGACAGGCCATCCGGCTCAAGGTAGACCCCGACCTGGGAGACTGTAGCGAGAAGATCGAGACCGCAATCGCCGACGCCAACAAGCGGCTTGTAGAGCAACTGCGAGCCGTCAGTAGGCAAGAGGCCGTCGATGGCTGAGCAGCGGATCGGGTAGATCCTCGGCACCGATGTAATCCGCTACGTCGTCACCTTCGATAACACCAACGGCCTCATCGTCGAAGACCCCGCACTCGAACTCGACCTCCGAGCCGAATGGGCCGTCTTCAACGACAGTGCCGGCCTCGCACTCGCCATCCCCATCGACCGCATCCGCAGCATCCAACGCCTCGACCAGGCGCCGACAGAGGATGGAGGTGGTTGACATGGTGGACACCGGAGGAGCACAGCGACACCCCGCAGCAACCGAACGCCTGATGGAGTACTGGGCGCACGGTGAAGGCGCAGCAAAGATCCAATGGGGCGTCCCCGGAGACTTCGACCGCTGCGTCGTCGAACTTGGCAAGTATGTCAGCCCGGGCGTAGTGAAGGGCCTGTGCTCGAACCTGCACCAGCGAGCCACCGGAGCCCGACCAGGCCACGCCCCGGGCGAAGAGGCTTCACGCAAGGCCAAGGGCGGGGACTGATGTCCAGCCAAGGCCGGCGCTCAGCACCCCTTCCCAAGGGGTGGCATCGCATCCGCGGGCGCATCCTCAAGCGCGATAGGCGAGTCTGCCAGTGGCCGCTCGGAACCGGCGGCATTTGCGGCGAGCCGGCCAACCAGGTGGATCACAAGATCGGCGCAGCCCAGGGCGTAGACGACCACAGCGACTCGAACCTGTGGTCGCTGTGCGAGTGGCACCACAACCGCAAGACCGGAGGCGAAGCGTCCGCCGTGGCCCACGCCAAGCCGCCCAGGCGCCGGCCACCCGAGGAGCACCCAGGGATGATCCACTGAGGTGTCATGAGGGGTGGGAGGGGACTCCGATCTTGAAAAATCCCGAGGATCGGGCACGTTAGCTTGGCGCGGTGCGCGCGACACTGGGGAAGTTGTGATCATGGCCTCACCTGCGGAGATGTTGCGTGACCTTGCCCGGTTTTCGCGGCTGGCGAGCCACTCCTGGAACGTCACGACCCCGTATCAATGCAGGTCAGAGTGCCTATTGCCGTTACACGTCGGCGTATCCTTGTGGCATGACGATGAAGCGCTGCGAGCACTGCCGGGGACCGCTCGGTGCACGGCATGCCCACAACGCGCGCTTCTGTTCTGGCCGTTGCCGGACCGCGGCCTGTCGGAAGCGGCAGCGGAGCGCTGACCCGACGCCGGCCGCGCTGCGGCGTCGTCGGCAGTGGGTGCGCCACACGGATCGCAAGGTGCCGTTGTCGGTCGCGGCTGGGAAGGCGACGGTGGCCTCGTCGACGGCGCCTGATACCTGGACGACGTACCGTACCGCCACGCGGTCCACGGCTGGCGCCGGGCTGGGCTTCGTGCTCAGCGCGGAAGACCGCCTCGCGTGCATCGACCTCGACCACGCCCTGGCCGACGGTGAGTTGCTTCCGTGGGCTCGAGAGATCGTGGATCGCCTGCCGCGGACGTACATTGAGGTCTCTCCGTCGGGGCAGGGCTTGCATGTCTGGGGCTATGGAGAGGTCGGTCGGGGCCGGCGAATTCGCCGCGGCGAGGTGGCCGTCGAGGTGTACGACCGCGAGCGGTACATCTGCATGACCCGCAGGCCGTTCGAGAACGCGCCATCAAAGCTGGCGGACCTGTCGAAGGTGATCGCCGATTTGCTGTGAGGGGGCGCCCCTGATGGCTGGTCGTGGTTTCGCGCCGAAGCAGACGCGCTCCCGGGCTCGGGACACGAAGCGTCGCGATGCCGAGATGCAGCGGGTTGAGGACGATGACGAGCTGCGAGGGCCGCTGCTCCCCGAGGGGGTACTGCCGGACGACGAGGACTGGCATCCACGCACGCGGCAGTGGTGGGACACGTGGCGGGCCTCGGCGCAGGCTCAGGTGTTCATCGACACCGACTGGGACTTCCTACTGGATACGGCGCTGCTGCATCACGTCATGTGGACCAAGGGACGCTGGGAATTCGCATCCGAAGTCCGGCTGCGGGCCGCCAAATACGGGGCGACGCCAGAGGACCGGATGCGGCTGAAACTTCAGATCGAAACGCCTACGGACAAGCCGGCCCCGGCCGAGACGCCGCGGTCGACGTCGGACCGGCGGAAGAACCTGCGGATCGTCAGTGAGGATGCCGTATAGGGGGTGCCATGCCGTGGCGCGGACCCCGATACGACGGCGAGTTCCCTTCACTCGGGCATCAGCTCGTCGAGCACGTCGAGCAGTACCTCTGCCATGGGCCTGGCGACGTGGTGGGCGAGCCGATCGATCTGGACGACGAGTTCTACGCGTTCATCGTCAAGGCCTACCGTCTCGATCCTGAGACCGGGCGGCGCGTCTACCGCAGGGCGTTCCTGTCACGGGCGAAGGGCCGCGCCAAGTCTGAGATCGCGGGAATGCTCGTCTGCGCCGAGGCGCTGTTCCCGGTGCGCTTCGACGGCTGGGACGCGGACGGTGAGCCGGTCGGTCGGCCGGTGAAGTCGCCGTTCATCCGCTGCCTGGCAACGGAGGAAGGCCAGTCCGGCAACACCTACGACAACGTCTCCACGATGCTCGAGTACCTGGTTGAGCATCACGGAGATGAGTTCCCGGGCATCGACATCGGCAAGTCGGCGCAGTCGTCGAGCCGGATCATCCTGCACCATCAGCGCGGGGAGATCACGCCGTCGACGGCTTCCTCGGCGGCGAAGGACGGCGGTAAGGAGACCTTCGCGGTTTTCGACGAGACGCACCTGTACGTGCTGCCCGAGTTGCGGCGCATGCACGGCACGGTCCGCCGGAACTTGCGTAAGCGCAAGGAAGCCGAGCCGTGGTGCCTTGAGACGTCGACGATGTACGAGCCGGGCCAGGACTCGGTGGCCGAGGCGACGCACACCTACTACAAGGCCATCCGGGAGGGCCGGATCCGTGACGCTGATGCGGCGGGCCTGCTTTTCGACCATCGGCAGGCGAAGGACGGCACGGACCTCGCGGATCGGGACGCGCTGCTCGTCGGGTTGAAGGAGGCCTACGGGCCGGCCGCGTCCTGGATGGACCTGGACGGCATCATCGCTGAGATCTGGGATCCGCAGTCGGCCCCGTCGGATTCGCGCCGCTACTGGCTGAACCAACCTGTGGCGGCGGAGGATGCGCTGCTGGACCCGGGTAAGTGGGCTCGGTGCGCCTCGGAGTTGCGGCTGCAGGACGGCGACGAAATCGCCCTCGGTTTCGACGGCGGTAAGACCGACGACGCGACGGCGCTGATCGCCATGCGGATCGCGGACCGGCTGGTGCAGCCGCTGGGGATCTGGGAGCGCCCGGAAGGCCCGTTGGGCAAGGGCTGGGAAGTCGACCGCAAGCAGGTATCCGACCTTGTGGCACACGCCTTCGGCCTGTATCAGGTGCGGGCGTTCTTCGCCGACGTGAAGTTGTGGGAGTCGTACATCGACGAGTGGGGCGAGACCTACCGGGACGAACTGGTGGCGAAGGCCTCACCGAAGTCGGTGATCGGCTACGACATGCGCGGCCACCAGCAGGAGCTGACGAAGGCCACCGAGGCGCTGGTGCAGGCGATCGAGGACGTCAAGATCCTCCACACGGATCACAAGGTGCTGAACCGGCATGTCGGGAACGCCCGGCGGCGCCCGAACCGGTGGGGCGTCTCCTTCGGTAAGGAGTCGCGGGAGTCGCCGAAGAAGGTGGACGGTTTTGCGGCGATGCAGCTGGCGGACATGGCGCGGCGGGCGCTGTTGGCGTCGCCGGATTGGGCAAAGCGGCAGAAGAAGCGCCGGCGGACGGGCCGCGTGCATGGGTTCGCGTAGCGAGGGGGTGGGCGCGTCGTGGTGATGTCGGAGCCGGAGGCGGTGTCGACGGCGCGTCATCTGCTGGAGATGCGCGAGGGGGAGCAGACGCGCCTACAGAAGATCGCCGACTACATGTGCGGCAAGCACTCGAGCGTGTACGTGCCGCGGGGAGCCCGCGCGGAGTACCGGTGGCTGATCGAGCGGGCCCGGGTGAACATCCTGCCGCTGGTCGTAACGGTGGTCGCGCAGAACATGTACGTGGACGGGTACCGGCCAGCAGGCTCGGACGAGAACGCGGCGCCGTGGCGGGTGTGGCAGGCGAACCGGATGGACGCCCGCCAGCACGGGATCCACCGGTCTGTCCTCACGTATGGAGCCGCGTATGCGGTGGTGATGCCGGGCAAGCCGGTACCGGTGATCACGCCGTTCTCGCCGCGGCGGATGACGGCCGTGTACGCGGACTCGGTGAACGACGAGTGGCCGATCTACGGGGTCGAGGAGCGTCTGGAGAACACGAAGGACGGCAAACGGCGCATCGTGCGGCTCTACGACGACCGGGCTCGCTACACCCTGGTGGGGAAGCCGGATGGGTCGCAGTTGAAGCCGGACGGCGCCGACTGGGGCATGGAGCACCGTCTCGGAGTCTGCCCGATCGTGCGGTACGTGAACACGCAGGATCTTGATGGTGACGGCGTGATTGGCGAGGTCGAGCCGCTGTTCGATGTGCAGGACCAGTTGAACATGACCACGTTCAATCTGCTGATGGCGCAGCAGTATGCGGCGTTCCGTCAGCGCTGGGTTACGGGAATGGCGCCCCCGGTGGACGAGAGCGGCAATCCGATGGAGCCGTTCAAGTCCCGCGTGGACGGCCTGTTTGTCGCCGAGGACGCGGACACCAAGTTCGGCGAGTTCGACGCCACTGACCTGACCGGCTACCTGAAGTCGCGTGAGGCATCGATCCGGCACGCAGCCACGATTTCGCAGGTGCCGCCGTACCACCTGCTCGGAGAGATGGTGAACCTGTCCGCGGAGGCTCTTGCCGCGGCCCGGGACGGCTTGGACGGCAAGACAGACGAGCGAGAAAGCCTGTGCGGCGAGTCGCACGAGCAGCTTCTCAGGCTGGTCGGCTTGGCCTCCAACGACTTGGGCGCCTGGGAGGATACGGCGGCTCAGGTGGTGTGGCGGGACACGTCGGCCCGCTCGCTGGCCCAGACGGTGGACGCGCTCGGAAAGCTCGTCACGATGCTTGGCGTGCCTCCGCAGGAGTTGTGGGAGCGGGTCCCGGGCGTGACTCAGACCGATGTGGAGCGCTGGAAGACGGCCGCGTCCGAGGGCGACGCGATGAACCGCCTGAACGGGATCATCGAGAAGCAGATGCAGCCTCCGGCCGGCTCCACGACGCCATCCGAGACGCCTGCCGCGGCGGCCTGAGGTGGCCGGGGAGGCGCAGCGTTTCCGGCGCACGCAAGCACTGCTGGCAGCGCAGATGGCGCGACAGGTCTTGCGGGTGTGGCGTGACCTGATGAACCCGGCGAAGGTGGATGGCTCATGGCCGGCGGTGCGCGCGGTACTGATGCCGATCGTGCAGCAGGCGCGGGAGCAGTCCGCTGCGCTGGCCCGGGCGGCATACATGGATGCGCGTCGGGCTGCTGGTGTACCGGATGGCGGGTTCGACCCTGAGAGCCCACTACAACTGGCCATCGACCGCCTTGAGGCGTCGCTGGATGTGACAGGCCCGGTGGAGTTTAAGAAGGCCATCGCCGCCGGAAAGAACCCCCAGCAGGCCATGGACGCGGCGGCGGTCCGCATGGTCGGGTCGACACAGTTCCTGGCACTCGAGGGCGGCCGGTCGGTGATGAACCAGTCCGTCGCCGCCGACGAGAAGGCCACCGGATGGTCCCGGGTCACCGACAGCGATCCGTGCGCCTGGTGCGCAATGCTCGCGTCGCGCGGGCCGGTCTACAAATCGGCGCAGACTGCCGGAGACCCGCGGCAGGGCGGCGACCGCTACCACGACCACTGCGCGTGCCAGGCCTGGCCCGCTTTCACCCTCAACGAGCCTTTCATCGGCATCGCCGAGAAGCTCTACGACGACTGGCTGCGGGAAACGCGAGGTCGCGGCGGCAAGCACGCCGTGAACGCGTTCCGCCGCTGGTGGGAGTCCGAAGGCCGGGCCGCCTACCAGGCACCCGACCGAGCCTGACCCCAATCTGCAGCGCTTGCGCGCTGTCTCCACGCGAGGCGTCCGCCGACATGGCAGGCGCCTCTTCGCATTCCCCCACTCGCGCGCGCCGACATGGCCGCACACCCGACACGGGAGCACAAATGGCCGAGAACACCACGGAGACCGCCAGCGGCACGCCGGCCGTCCCCACCCCCGCCGAAGCGGTAGCCGCAGGGCAGATCCCCCAGCAGGTGCAGACTCCGCCCGCCCAGCAGCAGGAGGGAGCAGCCCAGCAGAACGCCGGAGAGCCGAAGCAGGAGGTCACGGACTGGGAGTCCGAGGCGATCAAGTGGAAGGCGCTGTCCCGGCAGCACGAGAACAAGCATCTGGCCGCACTCGGCTTCAAGTCGAAGGACGAGATCGACCAACTGCGTGCAGCCGCACAGAAGTACCAGGAGTTCGAGGACACGCAGAAGTCCGAACTGCAGCGGGCCAACGAGCGCGCCCAGAGCGTCGAGCAGCAGCTCAGCGACCTCCGCGCGACAAACGCCCGCCTGATGGCGGCGGCCACGCACAACATCCCCCCGGACCTGATCGACCTGCTCGGAGCCGGTAGCGACGAGGAGATCAACTCCCGGGCAGAGGTGCTCGCTGAGCGCCTCAAGGCTGCCGCACCGACCGCCGCGCCCACCTCTCCGAGGCCCGTCGAAGCCCTCACACCCGGCGCCGCGACGGCGTCCGGAACAGCCGCGACCAGCCCGGACGACTGGATCCGGCGCATGGCCGGTCGTTAACCACTTTCACCGCAGCGCCGGAATCACCCGCACGGGGCCGGGGTCGCTGCTTTTCCGGAAGGAGACCCCGTGCCTACGTACAACTCGCTCATCAGCCGGGACGCCAGCAACGATCCGCTCGTCCCGACTCCCGTCTCGGCGGACATCATCGAGGAGCTCCCGGCAGCATCGGCGCTTCTGCAGCGAGCCCGGCGAGTTCCGATGTCGAGCAAGACGCAGCGCCAGCCGGTTCTCGACGTCCTGCCGCTCGCCTACTTCGTCGGCGGTGACACCGGTCTGAAGCAGACCTCAGCTCAGGACTGGAAGAACGTCGACCTGGTCGCCGAGGAGATCGCGGCGATCGTCCCGATCCCCGAGGCGTACCTCGACGACGCCCAGATGCCGATCTGGAACGAGGTCCGGCCTCGGCTCGTCGAAGCAATCGGCGCCAAGCTGGACGCGGCGGGTCTCTTCGGGCTCGACAAGCCGTCCACCTGGCCCACGGCTGTCTACCAGTCCGCTGTGGCCGCAGGCAACGCGGTCATCTCCGGCACCGGCACCGACTTCGCTGTCGATGTTGCGACGGCAGCCGGGAAGGTGTCGGAGGACGGCTTCGCGGTCAACGGGTTCATCAGCCGGCCCGGCCTGACGTGGAAGCTCAACACGATGCGCTCCGAGCAAGGCGTGCCGATCTACCAGCCCAACCTGCAGGGCGGGCTCGGCGGAACGCTGTACGGCTACCCGATGTCCGAGCTCACCAACGGCGCCTGGGACCTGTCCGAGGCCGAGCTGCTGATGGGCGACTGGACGAAGGCGATCGTGGGCGTCCGCCAGGACATCAGCTTCAAGCTGTTCACCGAGGGCGTCATCTCCGACGACGACGGCAAGGTCATCCTGAACCTGATGCAGCAGGACTCGGTCGCCATGCGGGTCGTCATGCGCGTCGCGTTCGCAACGGCCAACCCGGCGACTCGCCTGAACACCAACTCGGCCACCCGGTCCCCGTTCGCCGTCGTGCAGGCGACGACCGCAGCGTCCTGACCGAACGCGGCCGGCAGCCCTGTGTGGGTTGTCGGCCGCTGGCAGATCGGAGTTCTGGTGCGAGTTCTGGCGATGCTGCACGCTTACCCTCCGGGCCACAACGCGGGCGCCGAGTGGGCCGCTCACAGCCTTCTACGTGAACTGGCAGGCTGCGGGCACGAGGTGGATGTTCTGCTGTCGGATCCGCGTTCTGCGGACTCCGCCTACGAGATCGACGGCGTGTCCGTATACCCGTACCGGGGCAAGGCGGATCCCTCTCGCTGGATGCGTGGCGAGGGTCGAGCCCATGTGATCGTGACGCACCTTGAGAACACCGCCAGGGCGTCGGTGCTGGGCGAACTCAACCGGATCCCCGTCGTGCATCTGCTGCACAACACCTACGAGAAGTCCAAGTCGTGGCTGGTGAAGGGATTGCCGTCGCTGGCCGTCTACAACACGGACTGGATGCGTCGCGACGTTGAGGCGTGGTGGCGCATCCACCGCGGCGACCGTCCGATGCCGTGGGGCATCACCGTGCACCCGCCCGTGGCCGTGGAGGACTATCACGCTTCGCCGGGCGACCGGATTACCCTGGTCAACCTGACGGAGGAAAAGGGCGCCAAGGTCTTCTACGCCCTCGCCGAACGCATGCCGAAGCGCAAGTTCCTCGGCGTCATCGGCGGCTACGGGGCACAGATCGTGCGCGAGGACCTGCCGAACGTGGAGATCTTGCCGCACACGCCTGGTGACCGTATGGCCAAGGAGGTGTACGCGCGCACGCGGGTGCTACTGGCACCCTCCTCCTACGAGTCCTACGGCCGCGTGGCCGTGGAGGCAATGTGCTCGGGCATTCCAGTCGTCGCCCACCCCACTCCGGGACTCAGAGAATCCCTCGGCGAAGCCGGTGTCTTCGCCGACCGGGACGACCTGGATGCGTGGGAGGCGGCAGTGAAGCGACTGTTCTCCCCGAAGGTATACCCGCAGGCATCCAAGGCCGCGGCGGCCCACGCCGCAGAGCAGGATCCAAAGCCGGAGCTCGACTTGTGGTGTCAGGCTATGGAGGGGGTGGCTCGCCGTGGATCCCCTCGCTAGCGCGACCGACCTCTCTGACCGACTCGGAAGGCCGCTCACCTCTGCCGAAGCGGCCCGAGCCCAGGCCCTGCTCGTGGACGCGTCAGCGAAGGTGCGGGCTTATACGAAGCAGAACTTCACCCGCACCGACAACGAGATCGTCGTGGTGCGCGCCCAGCAGGGCGAGATCCGGCTGCCGCAACGGCCAGTCCTCGACGTGACCTCTGTAGTGGCCATCGGCACCGGCGGAGCCCCCGACCTACCTGTGGTGGGCTGGGAGTGGGACGGCCTCGACATTGTCCGCACCTGCACTGACAGCCCTGTCATCAACCTGCCGGAACTCTGGTACGAGGACGATGCCGAGGCCTACCCAGGCACCTATCGGGTCACCTACAGCCACGGCGACGCGCGGATCCCCGACGTCGTGGTCGCGGTGGTGGCACGCATGGCGCTTCGAACCCTGACCGCGCCAACGCTGGCTGGCGGGGTGACGGGGGAGACGATCGGCCCCTACAGCTACCGCACCGACGGCTCCGGGGTCGGCACTGCGGTGCTGATGACGGACGAGGACCGCCGTGAGCTCGCCGACGCCGGGTATCGACCGAAGGCTGGCATGTCGATGGTGAGGTTCCGGTGACGCGCCCGGTGCGGGTAGTCGCACGCGTCCACGCATACCCACCTGATCACAATGCGGGGGCGGAATGGGCGCTGCACGAGATGCTGCGCGCCCTGGTCAGCCGTGGTCACGCCGCTGAGGTGTGGCTGTCGCAGTGGGCCGCCAGCCGAGATCCCTATGAGGTGGACGGCGTCCGTGTCGTCCCGCACAGTCCCGGCGGCAGCTTCGCTTCAGCGGCAGCCCGAGCCGATGCGCTGGTCAGCCACCTGGAGAACGTGCCCCTCACCGCGTGCGTGGCCCGCGGCCACGGCGTGCCTATGGTCGTCGTGTGCCACAACACCTTCGACCTGACCTGGCAGCCGATAGCCGCCGGCTCGACAGCCCTGGTCGTCGTGAACTCCGAATGGATGCTGGCCGAGGCCCAGCAGCACTTCGATGGTCAGATGCGGCGTCCAGACAGGATGCTGGTGGTGCGGCCCCCGGTGCACGCGAACGAGTATCGGACGCGGCCGGGCGACTGCATCACGCTGATCAACTGCACCGCCACCAAGGGGATCGGCGTTCTGGCTGAGCTCGCCGAGCGCCTGTCGGATCGCAAGTTCCTTGCGGTCCGTGGAGGCTATGGCGAACAGCAGCCGCCCGATCTGCTGAACGTACTCGTGCTCGACCACATGGACGGACGCAGGATGCGCGACGAGGTATACGCCCGCACCAGACTCCTGCTCATGCCCTCCGACTACGAGTCCTGGGGGCGTGTCGGCGTCGAGGCCATGGCCAGCGGAATACCCGTGCTCGCCCACCCCACCGAGGGTCTCACCGAATCCCTCGGGGCAGCGGGCCTCTTCCAGGACCGGAACGACATCGATGCCTGGCAGAAGGCAATCGAGGCACTCGACGATCCCACCGTGTACCGGGCGGCATCACGCCGTGCCAAGGCCCGCTCGAAAGCCCTCGACCCCACGGCAGACCTGAGCACCTGGTGTGACGCGGTGGAGGAGGTGTGCGATGCGCGCACTGCCCCAAGGTGAAACCGTCACCATCGTCCGCCCCGGAGCGCCAACCGGGTACAACGAATACGGCGTGGAAACCCCCGGCCCTCCCGAGGAGATCCCGGTGCCCGGCTGCGGCATCGCCCCCAGGGACGGCAACGCGGCAGGAGGGAACGAACAGACCCAGGCCAGAGACACGGTCATCATTGGGCTCACGTTGTACGCGCCCGCCGGCACCGATCTGAGGCCAACGGATCAGGTGAGGGTCGCGGGCGTGCTCTACGAGGTCGATGGCCAAGCCGGGGTCTTCCGGTCACCTTTCACAGGATCCAATGGCCCGGTGGTTGCCGCGCTTGAGCGCGTCACCGGATGACGGCTGGAGGTGGCCCATGGCGGCACGGTTCCGAGGCTCCCGCAGCGGGATCGGGGAACTCCTCCGTTCCGAAGTGATCGAGTCGGAGATGGTGCGCCGAGGCGAGCTCATCAAGGCGGCGGCCGAGGCCACGGCCCCGGTCGGCCTAACCCCCGGAGACCCGCATCCGGGCCTGTATAAGGCATCGGTGGTGGTGACGTCTACGAGGCGCGGCGGTCGTCGCCGTGACCGCGCGGTGGCGTATGTGACGAACACGGCCTACTACGCCCGCTGGGTGGAGTACGGCACCGAACGCGTCCCTGCCCACCACGTGATGCTGCGCGCCGCTCGGGCCGGGGGTGGTTGATGATCTGGCCCGATGTGGAGGTCGAGCTCATAGCGTGGCTCGACAGCCAAGTTGATGCGCACTTCACGGCAGAGCTTCCGGCCAACCTGCTTGACGTTCTGCCTGTGGGGCAGGTGCAGCGGGTTGGTGGCTCGGATGACAGCTTCCGGCTCGACCGGGCGCTCGTGGACGTGGACGCCTATGCGGCGACACGCGGCGGCGCTTCCCTACTCGCCCGCGAGACCCGTGACGCATTGGTGATGAGGCTGCCAGGGACGAAGACGCCGGCTGCGGTCTTCGGTCGAGTGTCGACAGTGTCGGCGCCTTCGTGGCGCCCCTACGAGAACACGGGGCTCCGCCGATGCGGGGCCACATACGAGATCTTCTTTCACCCGGTCTCCTGACCGGTTGGGCCCGCGCCGGACCCTTTCCCGACCCCGTCCGTTGTTGGCGGGGTCTTCGCATATCTGGAGACCCACATGGTCAACATCACGAGGGCCGCGGACCTCACCGTCATCGGCTCGAACGGCGGGGGCTGGGTATCGGACGTCGGTACGACGGCCCCGTCCTCGCCGCTGGTGCAGCCCGTCAGCCCGTGGGAGCCGCTCGGAGCCATCTCGGACGATGGCCTTGTGTTCGGTTTCGATGAGGACAGCCAGGAGTTCACCCCCTGGGGCCTGACGTCGCCACTGCGCACGACGATCACCAAGTCGATCCGCACATTCAAGGTGACACTGTGGGAGACCGCTCGGGTGGCGGTCCAGTCGGTGATGTTCCGCATCCCGGCCGCCGACCTCACTCCGTCGTCCGGCCTGACCTCGTTCGCGGAGACCGCGTCGCCGTCGGTGGACCGTCGTGCGTGGTGGTTCGCCGTGTTCGATGGCGACTCGGCCCGCGGCTTCTACGTCCCCGCCGGCGAGATCTCCGACCGCAGCGACGTCACGTTCAAGCAGGACGAAATGAGCGGCTACGAGATCACTATCACCGCGTATCCGGACGCCGCGGGCAACACCGTCTATCACACGGACAGCGTCCCGGCGACGCCTGCGTACACGGGCTCGTGAGCCCTCAATGACTGGTGGGTGGGTCGCCCTGGCGCGGGCCCGACCCACCCACCACTTCCCCTGCCCGCCCGCGCCGTGAGATAGAGAGGCCCGTGCCATGCCCACAACCAAAGCCGCCCTCGACGCTGCGAAGGAGGAGGCCGCCGCGCAGGAACTGGAGGCGGACGGCGGCGAGTACGTCACCGTGGCGCTCGCTGGCTACGACGGCGTCACCAAGGACGTGCGTGCCCTCCCGAACACGCGCTGGCGGTCGAGCGCGCTGCGTGCCCTCAACCAGGGCGACTTCGACGGCTTCTTCGCGCTCGTCCTCCACCAGGACGACTACGAGCTGTACGAAGAGCTCGACCCGACTGCGGAGGGCATCGGCAATTTCGCCGAGGCGGTTGTGCGAGCCTCCGGGGAGTCCCTGGGAAAGTCCAGTGGACCGTCTCGGTCCTCGAGGCCCACGCGGAGGCGGTAGAGGGAGACTTCGCCCGCTACTACCCGGGCGTTGACCTGTTGGACGTGTACCGGGGCCGTCTGTCGTGGCGCCGACTGCGGGTGCTGATCCAGCATCTGCCACCCGAGTCGGCCACGATGACCGAGCTCCGCAACAGTCTGAGCGATGAGGAGATGGCCGAGCAGGCCGAGGCGGGCGAGCCGGAGAAGGGCCGCTGGTCGCAGGTCGAGCAGCTGCTTGCGCTGATCGCGGACCGGGTGGCGCGCCTGGAGTACGTGACGATCCTCGCCAACTCGGGCAGCAAGGGAAAGAAGCCGACCCCGCCGGAGCCGATCGCCCGGCCGGGCGCGAAGGCAAAGAGGCCGAAGTCGAAACTCAGCGAGTCGAGCGCCGAGACGCTGTTCCAGCTCATCAATGGGGGCGCGGCCTGACGCGCGGGAGGAGGCTCCCGTGGCCATCAGCGTCGGTTCGGTCGAGGTCGACGTCATCCCCAACACACAGGGGATCTATGGCCGGCTCCGTGCGGGGCTCGTGCCTGCCGCAACCCGGGCCGGCGAGGACGCTGGCTCGGCGGCGGGGCGCTCGTTCGGTGCGGCGATGCAACGCCAGGTTGCTGACATCGGCCTGCGAATCGGCGAGGAGATCGGGCAGCAGATCGCCAACCGGATCACCGCGTCGCTGCGGGATGCGATCCGGGATGGTGTGACGCGCGGCGGCCAGACGGCTCGCCCAGCGGCGGTGCGGCAGGGTGACCAGACTGCTGGTGCGTTTTCCCGGGCGCTCAGGGCTCATCTGCAGGCGGCGTTCCGGTCGCTGCCGCAGTTGCAGATCGGCGCGGACACCTCTGAGGTGGACGCGGATCTGCAGGCTGTGCGCGTCCGTATGGAGACCTTGGCGGACAAGCGGATCGGCATCGACATCTCTGCTGCGGACGCCAAAGCTGAGATCGCGCTGATCGAGGCGGAGCTGACGCGGCTCGGCGCCCGGCATCCGAACGTGCAGGTGAGGGCCGACACCGCGAGGGCGATCGCAGAGCTGCGCTTGGTGCGGGCCGAGATCGATGCAGTGGACGGCAAACGGGCAAAGATCGACATCGACACCAGCGGAGCGACCGCATCGATCTTCCAGTTGATGGTGGCACTCGGCGGCGTCGCCGTGCTCCCCGCGATCCCGGCTCTGGCTGCCGCCCTCGGGGCGGTGGCCTCGGCGGGTGTCGCGGCGGCGGTCGGCGTGGGTGCACTGGCTGCGGTGGCGATCCCTGGATTCGTTGCTATTGGGGGGGCTCTGCAGGCCCAGAAGCAGGCCCAGGACGCGGCGACCAATGCCACCTTGCGGGGCGGCCAGGCCGCTAACCAAGGGGCGTCACGGGCTCTTCAGATGGCCGGCGCTCAGCAGGCCCTGGCGACGGCGGAACGCACCGGTGCTCGGCAGATCGCGCAGGCCCAGCAGCAAGTGCGGCAGGCGAAGCAGGCGGCGGCCGATGCGGTCGCACAGGCGGCACAACGGAACGCCCAAGCCGCGCGGCAGGTGCAGGACGCAGAGCGGCAGCTCGCTCAGGCACAGAAGGACTCCAAGCAAGCCCAGCTCGACTTGACGGCAGCGCGGAAGCAGGCAGGGCAGGAGCTTGAGGATCTCGCGAACCGGTACGCGGACGCGCAGCTGTCCCAGCGGGACGCGGCGCTGTCGGTGCAGGAAGCTCAGCTTGAACTGAACAGAGTTCTGGCGGATCCGAAGGCCACGAAGCTGCAGAGAGACCAGGCGCAGCTCGCCTACGACCAGGCAGTGCAGCGGCTGAAGGAGCAGACGACCGAGACGAAGCGGCTGAAGGCCGAGCAGGCCGACGCGGCGAAGAAGGGCGTTGAGGGTTCGGACACGGTCCGGCAGGCGCAGGATCGACTGGCTCAAGCACAGCAGCAGGTGGAGGACCGGGCTCAGGCAGTGCGGGACGCTCAGGGTGAGGCCGCAAGGGTTCAGGTGGAGACCGCCCGGCAGGTGGCCGAAGCACAGCAGCGTGTGGGTGAGGCGACCGCGAACGTGGCCGTGGCCCAGCAGAACGCAGCGGACGCGGTGGCTAGTGCCCAGCAGCAGATCGAGTCGGCGTCCATCTCGGCCGCCGGTGGTGTGGATCAGGCTGCCCTGGCACAGGAGAAGTACCAGGAGAAGTTGGCGAAGCTGACGCCTGCGGCCCGGGACACCTTCGACGCGTTCGTGGATCTGAGGTCGGCGTTCTCGGCGTGGTCGAAGAGTCTTCAGCCTGCGGTGATGCCGATCTTTACGCGGGCACTGGAGGGCATCAAGAACTCGCTTCCAGGGCTCACGCCGCTGGTGCTTGCTGCAGCCGACGGCATCAAGGAGTTGCAGGACCGGGCCTCGGCCGGGTTCAAGAAGCCCTGGTGGAAAGAGTTCAAGGCCGACCTGGCGACCTCAATCAAACCCGCGATCGTCGGCCTGGGTGTCGCGTTCGGCAACATCTTCAAAGGCATGGTCGGCATCATCGACGCCTTCCTGCCACACATGGACTCGATCTCGGGCCGCATGCAGCGGATCACGAGCCGGTTCGCCGACTGGGGCACGTCACTCAAGGGCTCCCCGTCGTTTGAACGGTTCCTCGCCTACTCGTCCGACCAGGGGCCGAAGGTCGCCGAAGCGCTGGGGAAGATTGCGGGGGCGTTCCTGGCGGTCGGGCAGGCGCTCTCGCCGCTGTCGGGGCCGATCCTCACAGTGATCGGCACGCTCGCCGATGGCGTGGTGTACATCGCAGAGAACCTGCCGTGGCTGGTCCAGGGCCTGTACGGCGCGTACATCGCTTTCAAGCTGCTGAGCTTGGCGATGTCCATCACACCGCTGGGCTGGCTGATCCTTGGCCTGATCGGCCTAGTGGTGGCCATCAAGTATGCATGGGACCATTTCAAGTGGTTCCGCGACATCGTCACGGGCGTCTGGTCTGGGATCTCAACCGCCTTCACCACCGCTTGGACAGTTGTGTTGCTGCCCACGTTCACGGCGATCTGGGGCGCGATCCAGTGGGTTGGAGACAAGGCCACCTGGCTGTGGCAGAACATCATCGGCCCAGCGTTCAAGGGCATCGCGCTCGCTGCCGGGATCCTCATCACGGCCATCCTCACGGTTCTGATCACCCCCCTGTACCTGGCATTCCAGCTCATAGCCACGGTTGTCACCTGGCTGTGGCAGGAAGCGATCAGTCCGGCGTTCGATGGCATCGCCACAGTGGCCAGCTGGCTGTACACCAACGCCATCAAAACCGCCTTCGACCTGATCAGCAGCTCATTCCACACCGTAGGTGACACAGGAAAATGGCTGTGGCAGAAGGCCCTGTCGCCTGCGTTCCACGGAATAGCTGATGTGGCCCACTGGCTGCACGACAGCGTAATCAAACCCGTCTTCGACGGAATCTCCACGACGATCGGCATTGTTTGGCGGACGGGGATCCGGCCGGTGTTCAACGCGATCAAGTCTGCTATCGGCAAGGTCGCTGATGCTTTTGACGATGCTCGCAAGGCGATCAAGACAGCGTGGGATAAGGTCAAGGAGGCGACGAAAACCCCTATCAACTGGGTGCTGGACCACGTCTGGAACAAGGGTATCGTCAAAGTCTGGGAGAAGGTCACGGGCTGGATTCCGGGCGTGCCGAAGCTGGGCAAAGTCGATCTCCTGGCCCAAGGTGGCACCCTTCGAGGCCCGCAGCCCGGCATCTACAACCAGCCGACCGCGATCGTAGGCGAGGGAAACCCGCGGTATCCGGAATTCGTAATCCCCACAGATCCGAAGTACCGGTCCCGGGCCCTCGCCCTGCACCAGGCCGCAGGGACGCAGATGCTCGCCAAGGGCGGCATCATCGGCTCGGCCACGTCGTTCCTCAAGAATCCGGTGAAGACCTTCGGGAACATGCTGAAGCCGTTCCTCGACGGGGCCAGATGGCTCAGCAAGACAAGCTGGGGAAAGGCGGCAATCGGTCTGCCCAAGATGGCCATCAGTAGTCTGAAGAAGCTCATCAAAGACAAGGTTTCCGGCTGGTTCACCCGGGATGCCAATGGGTTGCTGAAGTTCATCGGTAAGGCCGGTAAAGGGGTCTCGCGCTGGACTCCCGAGGTGCTGGACGCACTCAAGCAATTGCATCAGCCCGCGTCCTACCTGGGCATCACCCTTCGGCGAATGAACCAGGAATCCGGGGGCAACCCGACGGCAGTCAACCTTTGGGACAGCAATGCCAAGGCCGGATACCCGTCGACCGGGTTGATGCAGGTAATCCGGCCGACGTTCCAGCACTATGCGGGCAAGTACCGGAAGAAGGGCCCGTTCATGTACGGGGTGAGCGTTGACCCGCTCGCCAACATCTACTCATCGATGCGGTATGCGTTGGCGGCCTACGGCAGCCTGCCGCGGGCGTACAACCGGGCGGGCGGCTACGACTCCGGCGGCTACCTCCAGCCGGGCTTGAACCTCGCCTACAACGGCACCGGCAGGCCGGAGCCCGTATTCACCACAGCGCAGGCCAACGCCCTCGTGCGGCGCGCTGCCGCGCCATCGGGGGGTGGCGGCGAGTTCACCGGAGATCTCTACCTCGACTCTGGTGAGTTCCTCGGGAAGGTGCGCGGCGAAGTGCGTCAAGAGATGGGCGCAGTAGCGACTGCATTGCGCGCGAACAGGCGGGGGTGAGCGGCTTGCCGATCCCCGGCAACTTCATGAGCCCGACTACCGAGCAGGTTGACCCGAACACCTCCGGGTGGGCGGCCAAACTGAACTGCACCATCTCCCTCGGTAGCGGCGGCAGGAATGGCGACGGCTGCCTCGCTGTGAAATCCTCCGCTGCCGGGGAGATGCAGGTCCGATCATTCTCCTCGTTCTTCGCGACGCCGTGGGTCGAATACGAGGCGTTCTGCGATGCGGCCGGCGGCACGGTGCCGGAGCGAATCGGCATCCGCTGGATGGACTCCAGCAACACCGAGATCGGTATCACCTGGTCGCTAACCACGGCTTCCGCATCGTCAAGTTGGCACCGCATTGCCGTGGGCGGTGTGGCCCCGGCGAATACGCATCACGCATATGTGCTGGTGTCTGCGACGCCAGCCGCAGCCAACGTCACGAACTTTTTCGAGAACTTCTACTTCGGCTATCCGAAGACCACGACCGGCAACCTTGTGGGGTTCAACACCGAGTCCGGCGAGATCGACGTCAGCGGCTGGCTGGCCGAGGCGAACTGCACCATCGCACGCCAGGCCCCGCCCGTACAGTGGGCCGTCACCAACTACTGGGCAGGCGGCCACGCCATCGCCATGACGGTCACTGCCAACGGCAATGCCAGCATGTGCAGCACCGACCGGCCTGACGCCACACCAGGCGTGGAATACATCGCCCACGCCTACCTCAATCCGCCCACAAGCGCGGCAACAACCTGGGTTGAGCTGCGGTTCTACGACGGGATGGGAACGCAGATCCAGGCGACGCGCGGGGTGCTCGCGGCCCCAGGCACCGCTTGGTACCGGCAGCGCGCCTCTGCCGTCGCCCCGGCAGGCACCGCCTCCTGCTCCATCGCCGCCGGTATTGACAGCGCGACGGCTGGTCAGGTGCTGAGGCTCGACTGGGTGGTCGTCAGCACAGCGCCCGTGCTGTACGCGGGCAGCGCTGTGCCCTACGCGGACGCGTCCTTCGAGCAGGGCGTCGCCGGATGGGCCGTGGCCTCCGGCGCGGCGACCATCGCACGATCGAGCCCCTGGGGCGCATCCTTTTTCGAGGGCGGCTACTCGGGCACCATCACCTCTGCCACCGCCACCACCAGCGTGGTCAGGTCCGGCCGTTTCCCTCTGCCTGCCGGGGCAGTGGCAGGCCAGAACCTGCGCACGAAGGTGCTCACTCAGGTGACGGCTGGAGGCTGGACGGTCAGCCGCGGGATCAGGTGGTCCGACGCGTCCAATACAGACCTCGGGGCCACAACCAGCACACCGATCACCGCTCCCTCGCCGGGCTGGTGGTCACTCAGCAACGACTTCACCATCCCAACAAACGCGACTCAGGCCGCGCTCGAGTACACACTCACCGCTACGGCCGCCAGCAGCGTGTGGCGCATCGACCAGGTGGGCGCGTGGCTGGCCCTCCCGTACACGTCGGTGGGCGCCGACGATAGCACCGCCTCTATTACGGTGACGCTGCGCGAGCTCACGATAGGGGACCTCCTCACCGTGTACCGGGTCCTCCCGGACGGATCCAGGACGCTGGCGCGCGGCCCCTCCGGGCTGTACAGCCAGACACCGATCACAGCCGGCGAGGTTGTCATCGAGGATTACGAGGCACCCCTCGGCGTCCCTATCTCCTACTATGTCGAGATCCTCACCCCCGGCACGTCCGCACCCAGCACCCGCACTTCAGACACGGTGACTCTCACTCCGGGCGACATTAACGAGTGCTGGCTGAAGGACCCGGGCCAGCCCCAGCGGAACCTCAAGGTGCTGGTGGCGCGGGCCCCGGACTGGCAGCGGAGTATCGAGCAGGCCGAGATGAGGGTCCGCGGTCGGCGCAACAGCGTGATCCTCTCGGACGTGCGCGGGGGCCTAGAGGGCGATCTGCAGATCTGGACCCGCAGCGACGACGAACGCGATGGGCTGCACTGGCTCCTCGACTCCGGCAACGTCCTGCTGTGGCAGGCCGTGGCCGGCATGGGCGTCAGCGACATGTACGTGGTGGTCGGCCAGGTCACCGAAGCGCGGGTCACCGGATACGCACCGGAGCCGTGGCGAGCCTGGACACTGGCTCTCCGCCAGGTCGACATGCCAACGACGACTGGCGTCGCCGGCTCGGCGGGCCGCACCTGGCAGGACATCCTCACTCAGTTCGCCACATGGCAGGACGTACTCAACTCCTATGCCACCTGGGAGGACGTCCTCTTCGACCGCAGGATCGGGGGCTGAGGTGTACCCCGTCTCTGACCGCTTCCTGGCTCGGCTGGTCGAGTCCCACAACATCGCGACCGAGGTGGTCCTGTTCCTGGCCAACGGCCAGGTGGAGACACTGCCTCACATCGGGGGCAGCGTCACAGTGGACCGAGGGCAGGCCACCCGCCGCACCTGCTCCGTGACCGTCGCCGACACCAGCCTCATTCCGTGCACGGCCACCGACAAGCTCTCCGTCTACGGCGCACAGCTGCGGATCAGCTGCGGTGTCGAGCACGCGGACGGTTCGCGGGAGCTTGTGCCGGTCGGCCTGTTCCGCGTCGATAGCGTCAGCGGCGATGTTGACGAAGGCCCCGTCACCATTAGCGGCAAGAGTCTTGAGGCCATGGTCGCCGACGACAAGTTCACCACCCCGGTCAAGGTCAGCGGTACAGCGGTCGGCGCGGTGACCAGCCTCATCCAGGCCTCGCTCCCCAGCGCCACGGTCATCAACCGGGCCGTGGACGCCACGATCGGACCCCGCACCTATGACACCGAAGGTGACCGGTGGGCGGCTGTCGCCGAGTGTGCCGCGGCGATCGGCGCCGAGGTGTATACGGACACGGACGGGGTCTTCATCATCTCCGAGCTGCCCGATCTGCTCGCCGTGCCCCCGGTGTGGACGCTGGCGGCGGGGGAGGGCGGCGCCTATGTCTCCGCCAACCGTGGCATGTCGCTCGACGGCGTCTACAACGGGGTGTTGGCCAAGGGAGAGAACACCGAGGCGGACATCCCGGCTGTCTCGGCGCTGGTGGTGGACGACGACCCGACATCGCCCACGTACTGGTCGGGGCCGTTCGGACACCGGCCGACTTTCTACAGTTCGGCCACCCTGACCAGCGTCAACGCCTGCACCTCGGCCGCCACGCTCAAGCTGCGCGCCGCCAAAGCTCCCAACGCAAGCGCCGACATCACCAGCCTGCCGAACCCTGCCCTGGAGCCCGGCGACGTAATCCGCGTCCTCTACCCGGACGGCAGCAAGGAGCTCCACCAGATCCAGTCGTTCACAGTGCCGCTCGACACCAGTGGATCATTCACGCTCGACACGATCGCCGCGAAGGAGGACGCGTGACCTCCATAGCCGATCTCGCAGACGCCATCCGCCTCCAAGCCGTCACCGCCGGCGCCACCGAGCCGACGGTTCGGGGCGCCGACTGGCAGACCGCCACCGTCACAGCGGTCGGCGCCGGCACCGTGGACTGCGGCACGATCACTGCCCGCCGCTTGGAGTCCTACCAGAACCCGGCGGTCGGCGACCACATCGTCATCACCCAGTCCGGCAACGGCAACTGGCTGGCCTGCGGACGAACCTCCAGCACCACCGACACAGAATGGGACGACTACAACCCCATCTGGACCACCGACGCCAACCCGCAACCCAGCGTCGGCAACGGCACGCTGACCGGCCGATGGAAACGAGACGGCCGCACCATCGTCGGCTGGATCAACCTCGTCGCAGGATCCACCACCACGTTCGGCAGCAGCAGCGACTGGAATTTCTCCCTGCCGGTGCAGGCCGCGAGCGTAGGGACGCGTCTTTGCCACGCCGAGGCCCTGGCCGGTAGCCGCCTCGCAGGCCAGTTCGTGATCTCCCCGTCGCAGACCGCCAGCAAGTGCTACTTCCCCAGTACGACTACTCCGCCGTTGGTCTCGTGCCGCTCCGACAGGCCCTTCGCCTGGGCCAGTGGCAACCAACTGCGGATCGACTTCCTGTACGAAGCCGCCTCCTAGGAGACCCTCATGGCGATGAACCCCACGAACCTGCCCTACATCACCGTCTTCGGGCAGGGCACCAACCCCGAGGAGTCGGTGAGCGTCGACCTCGTCGCAACCACCAACGGCATCCAGTTCTCGGAAGATGAGCTGATCGCGCTGGTGCGGCAACACCTCGATAGCCTTCCCGGTGTCGGATCGACGTCCGCCACTCGCTACAGCGTGGCCGTGGAGCAGGTCGGCGAGGGAGCCTGATGGCCACAACGGACGCCTACGGGCAAGGCATTCCGATCACTGCGCTGACGGATCAGCCGAACGCCAACTCACTCATCTTCGGGCCCGTCGATGAGCTCACCGAACGGTCCGTGATGCGATTCTCCTCGGCCTCGGCGCGCAACGCGACCCTCAGCAGCCCGGTAGCTGGCATGGTCGCCTACCTCACTACGGAGAAGCTGTTTACTGGCTACGACGGTACCGCCTGGGTGGTGCTCGCTGCGGGCACCTCCGCCTGGACGAACGTACCGCTGGCCAGCGGCTTCACCCACAATGGCAACAGCAACGGGAACTTCCAATACAGGGTGGTCAATCTCTTCGGCGAGCCCACTGTCATGCTCCAGGGCGCCGTCAACGCGACTTACAGCGGTAGCAACATCGCCAACGGGGGCATCGTCACCTCTTCCCCACTCCCGTCTTCCGCCCGGCCAGGGAGCCTCCGCACCGTCGTCATCCCCTGCTCAGACGTGTCCAGCGTCCGCATCACTCTCAAGCTGGACGCCCAGCCTGACGGCCACCTGAAGATTTACGGCACAGGCACCGGCGCCGACGGCACCAGCAAACCTCCGTGGATCGGATTCAACGGCGTCTTCTACAGCCTCTGACCACGAACATCCCTCACCGCACGCCCCGCAGAGTCGGGGCCTTCTTCATGTCTGGAGGCCTCCGTGGCCAAGACGGGACCACAGCGCTACCCCGGCGCATCCACCACCTACTGGTACCAGTCCGCGTGGGGTGGCGACTCGATGGAGTCGAACGTCATCGTCTGGCACACCACCGAAGGCACCAGCCTCCCCTCCTACAGCGGGGGAGCGCAGGCCCCCAACTTCACCGCCGTGCCCGACTTCAAGAACAAGCGGCTGCTCTGGTACCAGCACTTCGACTTCGACACCTCCGCCCGTGCCCTCGTCAACCGGCCTGGCGGGGTCGAGACCAACACGCTCAATGTGTGCCAGGTTGAACTCGTCGGCACCTGCGACCCGTCCACGCACAAGAAGTGGGGCAGCACCCCGCACCTGTACACCTCGGAGCTGCCCGACTGGGTGATCCGTGACCTGGCCGCCTTCGTTAAGTGGGCCCACGACCAGCACGGCGTGCCGCTCACCAGCGCGGTGACGTTCAAGGCATACCCGGGCAGCTACGGCTCCAACGGGGTGCGCATGACCGCCGCCAAATGGAACAGCTTCACCGGCCACTGCGGGCACCAGCACGTCCCCGAGAACGACCACGGCGACCCCGGCCTATTTCCTATGGGCGCCATCCTCGACCACGCCAAGGGCGCCAGCACCCCCACCACCCCGCACCAGCAGGGAGAAGACAGCGACATGCCCACCACGCTCGGTCTGTACAGCACCACCGACCGGCCCCTCGTCCCGGGGAAATGGACCACGCTCACGGTCGAAAAGACCGATATCGTCACCGGCGCCAATGCCTACACCGCGAGCGTCATGCTTACCGTCGACGGTGCACCCGCCGGCGGCACCCTCCAGGGCCGCTTCTACCACCAGCGCACAGACGGATCCCGCTGGGACTCAGGCATCGTCGAACGCCCCACCACAGCAGGCAGCAGCTTCGTCGACTTCCCCCACGCCGGATCCATCGCCGCCACCGAGAAGCTCCGCTTCGAAGTCGCCTACTTCCCCGCCACCTCAGGCGACGAAAAGTCGGTCACCATCACCACGTCGCGCGTGCGCGGCCTCTACTGGAAGTGAGCTCGACCATGAAGATCTTCGGCAGAGAACCGGTCGTGGTTCTGAACAGCCTCTCGGCGATCCTCGGCCTGATCGTCACCCTCGGTATCACCAGCCTGACCGCCGAACAGTCCGGCGCGATCGTCGCCGTGGTCTCCGCAATCCTCGGCGGCATCGCCGCCGCCATGACCCGACCCGTCGCTCCGCAGGCGTTCACCGCCATCGTCGCAGCCGGCGCCACCGCCGTCGCCGCATTCGGCTACGAGGTCAGCCAGGAAACCGTCGGCGCCATCAACACGCTCGTCCTCGCCGCACTCACCCTGCTGACCCGCGTCCAGGTCACACCCTCCAGTCCGGCCGCCCCCGCGGGCCCGACGGGCGTCTGATGCCGTGCCGGGTGGCCCGACGGCTACAGAAACACCTGGGCCGCCGCGGCACGTTCCTTTTGATCCTCGGCACGGGCAAGACCTGCTGGGGCATCGGCCTCATCGCCACACCCCAAGGAAGCACACAGGGCCTCGAACTCCTCACCCACGCCATGCCCCTGCACTACTGGGCCTGGCTATGGATCACGGCCGGCCTGGTCACCGCGGGCAGCGCCTTCGTCCGTGTAGGCCGCGACAGCATCGGGTTCTTCGCCGCCCTGATACCCCCCACTGTGTGGGCCACGGCCTACACATCTGCCGTCGTCAACGGCACCTTTCCCCGCGGCGGGTTCGTCGCAATCTGGTACCTCACCTCCCATGTGGGGGTCATCCTGTGGGCCGCAACGGTGCCCGAACATTCGGTCCCCCCAGCGCCGAGACGCCCCCGGAGAGGCAAGGGCGCATGACCATCTGGGCGGGCCTCGTCACCGCGTTCGGCACCGTCGGCGTGATCGCGTGCGGGATCTTCACCGCGCGAGCAACCACGCGGGCAGCCGCCGCCACGGCACGGGCGAACGAGGCCGCAGCGCGGGCAGCCGCCGAGCCAGCCAACCAGCAGGCAAGTCTGTCGGTTCTGCAGGCCACGGTGGAACGGGTGGACATGGAAAACGGGCAGCTACGGCAGAGGCAGAGCAGGCTGGAGTCGCTACTGCGGGCGTTCTCGTGGACGGTGGACGAGCTGTATCGGTGGGCTCGGAACCCTGTCGGCCAGCCTCCGGAGCCGCACTCGCTGGTGGATGAGTACAACCGAACTGGAGTATGACCATGCCGACCCCTGAGGAGCAGCCCGCCCCGCAGCCGGCCGTGCCGATCCCGGACACGTCCGCGGCGGACATGGGCACCCTGGTGGACATGGGGGTGGTGGAGCCGCAGCCCGAGCCCTCCCCGGAGCCGCCACCGCCGCCCAACTACGACGGGGCGGCGCCCGAGAATCCATGAAGGAACGCCTCGCCCCTGCCAAGTGCAGGCGGCGGGGCTTCTATTCGTTTGCCGTGTCGGCACCCCCATGTACTCTTGAGCCACAACTTCATGCACCTCCCGGTGCGCAGGCCGCGGCTACTTCTTTGGGTGAATCACGCCGCACGCCGACTTTGATCTCGGGAGGCACAGCATCGGGGGTGCCCGGTGCGCAGGCCGGGGATACTTCTCCTGCCAAGAGAGAGACGCGGGTTCGAATCCCGCCCTCCGGTCCAGGGGACCGGAGGTAGCTCAGCGGCCTAGAGCGCTACGTTTCCCCAGCCGATTTGATCTCGGGCACCCTACTGCTGGTCCTTCCCTCTACGTGAGGGGCTTTTTCATGGCCAGGTTCAACCAGCGCGGCAGCCGTCCCGCCGTCCACTCGCCCGTGACCACCACCGGGGAACGGACCATCACACACGAAGGCGCCACCGGACACCTCCGGGACGCGAAGAGCGAACTCTTCCTGCTCGCGGTCAGCAACTTCGTGGGTGTCGACACCTTCTACGAGAAGGGCGGCCAGCGCGACGACCGGTACACTCAGCTCGTCCGCAAGCTCGCCATCGAAGACCCCGAGTGGACAGCCGGACTCCTCGGCTGGTTGCGCGGCGAGGGCAACATGCGCACCGCCGCCCTCGTCGGCGCCGCCGAGTTCACCGCCGAACGCCTGCTGCACGAGGTGCCCGGCTACTCCCGGCAGGTCATCGCCTCCGTCCTCCAGCGCGCCGACGAGCCGGGGGAGATGCTCGGCTACTGGACGTCGAAGTACGGCCGCAAGCTGCCGAAGCCGGTGAAGCGCGGCATCGCCGATGCCGTCCAGCGGCTCTATAACGAGCGGTCGCTCCTCAAGTACGACACCGACAGCAAGGGCTACCGCTTCGGCGACGTCCTCAACCTCGTCCATGCATCGCCCGACCCGGGCAAGGCGTGGCAGGGAGACCTGTTCGCCTACTCCCTGGACCGCCGCCACAAGCGGGGCACCGTACCCGACCCCGACACGCTCCCGATCCTGGCGCGCAACCTCGCCTTCGCCGAATTCGTCGAGCAGGACCCGAACATCCTGCTGAGCGCCGAGGAGATCAAGCGTGCCGGGCTCACCTGGGAAACGGCGCTGTCCATAGCGGGCAGTAAGGTCGACAAGGCCAAGCTGTGGGAGGCCCTCATCCCGTCCATGGGCCTGATGGCGCTCGCCCGGAACCTGCGCAACTTCGACGAAGCCGGCGTCGCCGACGCGGTCGCCGCACAGCTCTGCGCCCGATTCGTCGACGCGGAGCAGGTGGCGAAGTCCCGTATGTTCCCGTTCCGCTGGTGGGCCGCCTACAAGCACGCCCCGTCCCTGCGCTGGGCCCACGCGCTCGAGCAGGCCCTAGGCCACTCCCTTGTCAACGTGCCCCGCCTGAAGGGCACCACGCTGATCCTGGTGGACCGGTCGCCGTCGATGTTCCCCGGCTACGGCTTCTCCACCCCGAACACCTCGGACATCACGCTCGCTGAGCAAGCCGCCGTCTTCGGATCCGCCCTCGCCCTCCGAGCCGAGAAGCCCACCCTCGTCGAGTTCGGCGGCGAATCCAAGGAACTCGCTGTCCCCAAGGGGGGCAGCGTCCTGAAACTCGTCGAGCAGTACGGGCAGATCGACGGCACCGACATCCCCACCGCCGTGAAGCGCCACTGGTTCGCCCACGACCGGATCGTCATCGTCACCGACGAACAGACCCGGCCCGGCTGGCTGCCCTCCAACATGCACCGCTACGGCGGGATGCAGGAGACCGCCATCGACGACCTCGTCCCCAAGACCACCCCCGTCTACATGTGGAACATGGCCGGGTACAAGCCCGGCGCCATGCCGTCCGGGACCACAGGCCGCCACACCTTCGGCGGCCTGACCGATCACGCCTTCCGCATGGTGCCGCTCCTCGAAGCCGGCCGCGACGCCGCCTGGCCGTGGGAGGACTGATCCGCACAACATGGCGCCCCGCTCTCCTCCGGGAGGGCGGGGCGCTTCGTCTTCTCTACTGGATGGTTCCGCTGAACTCGGGGAACTCCAGGTCGAAGTTCTCGGAGGAGCGCTGCACGGTCACGACGATCTTCTTCCCGTACTTCGTCCCGAGCACGCTGTCGTCGTTCTTGGTGACGGTCATGCCGGGTGCGAGGCGCCCTTCGAGCGGATCTGACCCGGTCTCGTAGGTCGTGGTGGCTGCCTCGCCGCCGTTCGTTGCTCCCTCGACGATAAGTGACAGGTCGTCCAGCTTGGCCGCGGCCTTCCCGGTGTTCGTGAGCTTCAGCTCGACCCGGAACCCAGTCTCGCCCGGGTCAGGCGTGCTGTCGTACTCCCCGAACTTGGTGACTTCTCGGGCGTCAACGACGGAGACCTTGAGCCCGTCCGGCCAGGTGTACGTCTTCCCGAAAGCGAGCCCTGTGCTCGACTGCTCGGCCGGCGCGGGCTTCTCGTCGGCGCAGTGCTCGACCCAGGCAGCCTGGTCGCCGTTCGGGTCGTCGCAGTCGAACGACGTCTTCCCCGCGGCCTTCGGTTTCGCGTCCTTGCTGCTGTCCTTGTTGTCCGAGCCGCTGCAGGCCGTGAGCGGCAGGCTGGCGGCCAGGATGAGCGCGGCGATAGCGCATCTGCGCATGGTGCCCCCCTTGGTTGGTACGTGCGGGATGACCGTAGCCGTGCCGACTGGATGGTGAAGGGGGTGTGGTCGATTGGTAGCCGAGTTGTGATGAGGTATGCGAGGTTGGGGCGGCGATTGACCAGCCCCACTCTTGAGTGATCTTCCTGTCGTTCTCGACCGCCTGCTCAGTCGCCCGCGATACGACCGTGCTGACCCCCATCGAGGAGGAGCAGCATGGGAAAACTTAAGGCGCTGGCGGTCGGTGTTGCGGCAGCGGCAGCTCTGGCCGGCTCGGCGCCCGCGGCGTCTGCGGACCCGGGCGAGGTGGTGCACACAACGCTGCGGCAGGCGATCGCCGACCTACCCGTCGCGGACGAGAACCGCACCGGGTACGAGCGGACCAAGTTCAGGCACTGGGTGGACGCGGACCGGGACGGATGCAACACGCGCGCCGAGGTGCTGATCGAGGAGGCAGTGGAGCCACCTACGGTCAGCGCCGGCTGCGTGCTCACTGGCGGCACATGGCACTCCTACTACGACGACGCGGACCAAACTGAGGCCCGCGCCCTCGACATCGACCACATGGTCCCGTTGGCCGAAGCCTGGGACTCGGGGGCGTCGGCCTGGTCGGCGGGGGAGCGGCAGGCATACGCCAACGACCTCGACGACGAACGCTCGCTGGTGGCGGTGACGGCGCGGGAGAACCGGCGGAAGGCTGATCAGGACCCGGCCGAGTGGCTGCCGTCCGCGACGGGGGCCCTCTGCCGGTACGTGACGGAGTGGACGGCGGTCAAGACCCGCTGGGGTCTGTCGGCGGACTGGCGTGAGGCGGCGGCCCTGGTCGAGCTGGCAGCCGACTGCCCGGACGAGGAGCTGACGGTGGTCCTCGCCCGCTGACCAGGTAGCCTGACACAGCGCCGCCCCCGCCTGCTTACCTCAGGCGGGGGCGGCGTGCTGCGTGCGCTCAGGCGTGGTCGAAGGTGACGGGCATCGCGTCGGGGGAGTCGGCGTCGGCCTCCCTCTTCGCGGCGAGGGCGTCGCGGAGTCCGAATCGGTTGCTGTACTGGCAGAAGGCGGCGTTCGCCTCGTCTCTCGCCTTGATGTACGCCTTGTAGGCGGCCTCATTCTCCGACATGACAGCACGAGACGCCCGTAGCGTCTCGATCAGGTCCGACCTGCTGGTCATGGCTTCTCCTTGTTGTCGTTGCTGCGGTTCAGGATCTCGGCGAGCCCGGCTTCGACGTCGAGCACCTGGCCCAGGTCAGCGACGGTGCGGGTGTGGGCCTCGGTCAGGGCGCGGTTCAGAGCCTCGGCGGGCGGCTCCCCGACGCCGCCGCAGTCCTTCAGTCCGGCGGCGGCTGTCCCGTCGGGGTTCCGTGCCCAATGTGAGCGCACTGTGCCGTCGCTCTTCAGCCGATAGGGGCGGCCACACACCTGGCAGTGTCCCTTCGGGGTGGTCACGGTCAGCTCTCCTCGACGTCGTCGGCTTCGGCTCCGCAGCGGCGGCACTCGTTGCCCTCGCCGACCGGCGGGTAGTCGTGCTCGGGGTACGGCCGGCCGTCCCCGTCGACGCATTCGTCTTCGAGCGGGAAGTAGTTCGCCTTCTCGCCGCCGACAGGCGGCATGTAGTCGGAGTAGGTCACGGTGTCTCCTCTGTGTTGGTGGTGCGGCGGACCCACACGCGGACGTGGGCGGGGGAGGGTCAGGAGGTGGCGGACGGAAGGGCCTGCCTCCCGGCCTCGGTGATAGTCAGGGGCCGCTTGATGCCGCGCAGGGTTCCGTACTCGACCCATCCTCGCCGCACCAGCGCGTTCACTGTCGTCTTGGACATGGTGGTGCCGTCCGGCGCGATGATGTACCAAGTGCCGCTGTGCTCCCAGCGGTATGTGCCTCCCTTCGCGATGTGAGTGAGTGCTACCGCCTGCGGGGCAGTCGGCTCGGGCTGTTTCGTGGGCATGGTCACTTCTCCTCGTCCTTATGGTCCTTGCCGATGTGGTTGCGGATGCTGGCCGGAGCCCCGGCGTAGTTGCAGTGCGGGCACTGCTCCCAGACTCTCGCTCGAAGAGCCGTCTCCTTGAGGGAGTTGTGGGGGCCGAAGCCATGCTCGTCGAGGAGCCGCGCCACGGAGCCCTCGTACTTAAGAGCAAGGATCGCGGCTTCCGCCATCTTGTCGTGGCCCCGGGTGAAGAAGCTGCCGAGGCTCGTGTCCCTGTCGCAGCCACACCAGCACTTGCCGGTGGGGATGAGGCGGGGGGAGTCGTCGTGGCTCATACTTCAAGATAGCGCATCTTGATGCCCCATCAAGATGTGCTAACAAGATTCCCGCAAGGGTGAGGGGTTGCGCAACGGCGCCCCGGGCGCCTGCGGTTGAACGGCGCGGCTCTCGATAACATGCCATATCGCGGGCGAAAAAACGGTACAATTAGACATGCCTCCAAACCCTCCTGATGAGTTGTTTGCTCGGCGCGCTTCCCGCCGAAGCAACAGAGTCCGCCGGGCCTCTCTGTCGAAGCCGATCGATGTGAAGACGGATGGCCCTCCAGCGTGGGCAACGCGATTCGTCATCCCGCGAGATGCGTGCGAAGCGTGCGCCCAGCACTGGCACCACCGGTGCTGGGGCGTCAACGTCCTCCTCGACCCCGTCCCCAACTGCCCGTGTGACTGCGGCCACCGGAAAGACCCGATGCGACTCAGTGACGAAGCGTGGGCCGACCTCGCGATCCACGCCCCGGACCATGTCTGGATAGCCGCCATGTTCGAGCGGCAGCGCGCGGCAGGCATCCACGCCTGCGTCATGGACGACCAGGAGCGACACTGGGCCGCGCGTTGGGAGCGTGACCGATGACCGTCAACGTGCATCTCGGGGACGAGCAGGGTCTCGACCGCTCCCGTCGCTACCTCCGCCCCGTTGCTCGCCTCCAACTCCCCGACGAGCCGGATCTCGTGCACCTGGCCGTATACGAGTGGCTGCCGATGTTCGACGCATGGGCGACCGGCCCAGCCATCTGCGGACGCTCAACCGCACAGGGCCCGCTGACGGAGAGCGTCGAGGCGACCTGCGCGTCCTGCCTCGCATACGAGCCGAAGTACCGGACCGCACTGGACCGGCAGGCCGGGGTGATGCGAACGACGCAGGTGCCCGCCGCGAGCCTTGAAGAGCACGTCGCGGCCACCAAGTACTGGTTCGACGCCGCCGACGAACGGCGAGTCGAGCGCGATCAGCTCCGCACGAAGCTGAAGGCGATCACCGAAGCCACGATCCTGTGGCGCGACCGCACCGCCGGGGACGTCGGTCTGGCCATCGCTCTCGCCGGGATCCTGGACGCCGAAGCGCCCGAGCCTCCCGCCACGGCCGCTCTCGCTCGCGTGCGGAAGCTGCACAGGCCAGTCCTCTACACCGACCCCGTAGACGGGCAGCGCTCACAGCAGTGCGCCCACTGCTCCGACCACGCTCCCGTGCTGTACCCCTGCGACACTGTTCGCGCGATCGAGGAACGCCCGTGACTGACCTCGTCCCGCGCCAGCCGGGCGCCACCCCCGCCGCCTACATCGCCTGAGAGGTTAGAACTCATGACACATCAGCTGCCCCACCCGTTCGATGCCACAGTCGAAGACCTGACCCAAGCCGTGCAAGCCCTCCCGCGTGACCCGGTTTTGGTCCGTGACTACGATCGGATCGAAGACCTTGTCGAATGGATCGGCAAAGCCGCAACCACTCTGAAAGGCGAACTGCCGCACCCAGGCGTGGAACTGCCGATCGGCCCCTCGCATCCCGGCACCCGGGACGACGTGGTCACGGCCCTGGCATCCATCGCCGCCCTCGTCCCACCTGCACCTGACGCAGAAGCCGAGCACTTCGTATGGATCAGGGACTGGTCAGGATGGCTCTGGCACGCCGCCCGTAACGTCCGTCAGCGCGCCCCCCGTTACGACTACGAGGTGGAGCGCCCGTGACCGACCTGCAAGTCACGTCGAGCAGCGACCGTTCCCCCGCTGCCTACGATGCTGCGACGCTCGCCGTCCTGCACGCCATGGAAGAGGCAGCCGAGAAGCACCTCGACGCCATCCGCCCCCACAACACCAAACGCGGCTACGCCAACGACTGGGCACTCTGGGAAGAGTTCCACGATTGGCTCGGCGAACGCACCGGGCAGGCCCTGCCGTTGACCGCCGTTACCAAGGGCACGCTCGTCGGGTTCGTCGTCTGGCTCGACACCATCAAGCTCGCCGCGCCCAACAGCATCGACCGCAGGATCACCGGCGTCACCGTCACCGCGCGAAACGACCACGGCGTCGAAGTCCCCAAGGCCGCCACCGTCGCTGCCCGCCAGGCCCTCAAGCCGCTGAAGAACGACCCCGAACGCGTGGCACGCGGCCGAGGCAAAGCACCCGCCGCGACGCCCGAGCAGCTGCAGCAGATGAACGCCGCCGTCGCCGACGGACTCACCGGACTCCGCGACCGCGCCCTCTGGCTCATGGCCTTCGCCATCGCCGGCCGCTCCGCCGAGGTCGCCGCCCTCCGCGCCGAAACCATCGTCCACGTCAGCCAAGGACTCGAAGTCCACGTCCCCGCCGTCAAGGGCCGCCCGCCCCGGGATGTGGTCGTCGGCTACGGCAAGAACCCCGACACCTGCCCTGTCCGTGCCTGGCTTACTTGGCGCGCGGCAGCAGGCATCACCACGGGGCCCGCCTTCCTGCCCGTCACCGTCTGGGGCCAACTCGGCGACCGGGCCCTCTCGCCGGAGGCCGTCCGGGAGATCATCGCCCGCAATGCTGAACGGGCTGGCCTCTCCGTTCGCCTGACCGGCCACAGCATGCGAGCAGGGTTCATCACCACCTCACGCCGAGCAGGCAAGCGCGAGGAGAAGATCCGCGCCCAGTCCGGCCACGCCGAGAACAGCCCCGCCTTCTGGGGCTACATTCGGGAAGCCGACAAGTGGACCGATGCCGCGTCCGAGGACATCGGCCTCTAACTGAGGGGGAACCGCGCCCGTGGAACAGATACCGACCTACGACGTCACGCTCACCGGAGGGCCGCTCGACGGGAAGACCCTGCCTGTGTCTGGTGATCCGATGGAACCCCCGGACAGCGTGGTAGTACAGCTTCCGCCGGAGAACCAACTGCAGGCGGTCTATACCCCCAGGGTGAACACTGACCCCGAGGGCGGTCCGTGGGTCTATCAGTACATCCGCACGGAACCGGTGCTGCGAGCGGACGACGCGAGCGCATAAGGGAACGTTATGCGCTACCCCACCATGTGGAAGATCAGCGTCCGGCCCCTTCCCCACGCCGACCTTGAGGTGCGCTCTGTGGGTGGGCATCGCACGTCTTGCTCCCCAGGCGGAGTGTTGATCCCCCTCTGCGCCCCGTCTCGTGCGGGCGGGGCGCTTCGTCCCTCCCGGCCTCCCCACGGGAGGGCCGACGCCTGTCGGGCAGCGGCCCGAGAAAGTCTGTGCCGACCTGTGGCATTACCGCCGGGCAGGGGCGCACCATGGCGCGATGATTTCCGCATCGTTCACCGAGTTCGTCGAGAAGTACACGAAACCGTGCCCCGACCCCGAGTGCCCGTCGTGCAAGACGTTCGGCCTGCGAATGTACTGCCCGCCCGACGCGCCGGAGCGAGTCGTCTGCCTGAACCGGAACTGCCCGGACTACGAGCGTCTCGAGGGCATGCCCGACCCGAACTGGACTCGCTCGCTGCTCAGCCCTTGCCCGCCGCCCGACCGTCCCACGGACTGAACCTGGCCCTTCGGGCCCGGATGCCCCGTTCCTGGAGCTGCGAACAGGGCGGGGCGTTCTGCTGTCTCTCCGCTTGGGGGGCGCCGTGCTGTCACCACACGTCCGGTCCGCCACCGCGCCACTCGATGAGCGGCGACGCTTCGAGGTCCATGTCGTCGGCGTCGGGCAGGCCGGCCCGCCGTAGAAACTCCCGGAGATCGGCCTCACCGTAGGCGACTCCGAGGATGACCCCATCCACGCGTACTCGCCGGCCGCCCGAAGCTGAGGGCGGCTGCACGACGACGCGCTGCACTCCGGCCATGCGTCCAGGGTGTGGCGAACCCGGACGAGCCGCACCCTACGGACGGCCGCCCGTGCCACACTGGTGTCGGCCCCCGCTGCATCCCCCGTCGGCGGGGGCCTCTTCACGCCCCGGCGCCGTCGGCACCCGCGCGTACCCTTGAATCATCTATCCGATTTACTGCGTGGGCTGCGCGGCTACTCGGATGCGAACCGCCCCGTCGAACCGGCGGGGCGGCGGCATGACGGGGGAGGCGTGAAAGTCACGGTCAGCGAGCTGGACCTGCATTACACAGGTCCAGCTTCCGGCATCTGAGCATCACTTTGGCGGTGCCGCCAAAGTGATTACGCCGCCTCGGTGACCGGGCGCCGCTGGGCTGCTGCCCACGCCACGACGAGCCGCGCGTACTCGGCCCGCTCCGCCTCAAACAAAGGCCTCCCAGCCCGGTCCGCCATGAACCGACGGATCGCCTCATTCGCCGCAGCGGCAGGCGCCGCATCCGGGGGCGGGGGAGTCTCGGGCATGCGAACAAGCCTACGGGCAGGCAGTGACAATCACCCCTGCCCGGCGGTCGGAGAGACGAAGCTCCCAAGCCCCGGCTCCGTGTAGATCAGACCCTCCTCGCGCAGCGCCCGGTGCACCTTCTGGCCCGTCGCGGTCGCGATGCCAAACTCCTGCTGCAGCGCCAGCACCGACGGGACGCGAGTCCGCGGCGGATACGTGCCGTCGGCGATCCGCTTACGCAGCAC